TGTAGGTATAAATAGAATTAATACTTATGCAGGTACTTTCGGCACAGTGGATAGTCCAGCTATAAGTATCCCTGCAAGTATACCTAGTCTATCTATTAGTAGACCTATTTATACTACTATAACAGATGCTTATGTAGGTATAAATAAAGTCAATACTTATGCAGGTACTTTCGGCACAGTGGATAGTCCAGCTATAAGTATCCCTGCAAGTATACCTAGCCTATCTATTAGTAGACCTATTTATACTACTATAACAGATGCTTATGCTGGTCTATCAGGTGGTGGTGGATCTAAAGGCTCTACATTAACTCTTTCATGGTCTTAATATGAATTATACAAAATTAAAAGAATTTCTTTCAGACTCTAATTTTATCTATGCAGATGTAACAGAAAAGGAATTAGAAACAGTTCCTTGCGCTATTTACTTTACTGAATTTGATGGTGTTAAATATATAGGAGCTAGTATTGAAGTAGAAGCACTATCAGAAAAGCTAATGGAACCTACACAAGAAGAAGAGCTAGCAGAACCTATAAATATTGATATGCTAGAAGAATCTGTACAAGAAGAAGCTGTACAAGAAGACGTAATCCAGCCGTAGGATTAAATACGGCAAGTCGAGTAAAGTAGTATTATTTAACAAAAACTGGAGGTTTAAATGGCTGAAATGACAACACCAAATATCTTTACAATGCCACAGACTAGTGGCAACAACAAATGCAAGGTATTCTTGGGGTATTGAACGGTTTAGTAGGTGAGTTACAGCGTAATACACAACAGACAATTGCTATTGGAAGTACCTTAACGGGAAACGCCCAAACATCGACGAACAATCGTGTGAACGGATAGAAGAAGATGGATCTGACTCAATCATTAGAGGACCAAATCCGACAACTCCAATCTCAGATCCAACCTACGGTCTTAAAGAAAGTAGAAAACGTAGAAGAACAAATGAGAAGAGTGTTTCAGGAAGAGATGTCCAAACTAAACACGAGTCTTAACCAAACAGCAGCTGCTAGTGTTAGTCCAATGCTAGCAGCTCTTGGTTCTGCATTATCGGAAGAAGAACAAGTGTGGATATCACAACCTGAAAATCAAGTTAAGGTCATAGATTTCTTCAAGACTCCTGAAGGCCAAGCAATCACTAGACGTTTCATGATGGCATATAAAGAATATAAATCAAAATAAAAGAGGCTTAAATGAATTTTGAAAATTTAAAAACAGCAGTACCGTCTTGTAATGCTTTCTACGGTTCAGTACCTGAAGAAAAAGCATACTTACTAGAGGGTAACTTACAAGCTAGTTTAGGCAATGGTACTGTAGTTTACTGTTTCCCAGAACCTGTAAAAGGTCTAGAAGCATTTTTATTAAATGAAAGTAATTTACAAACTGTAAGTGTTGTTATTGAACCTATTCCAGAATTAGTAATTGAAGAATAGCAACTAGTATATCCACTCGGAAGGGTGGATATCTTTGAGGATATAAAATGAAAATAGTACACCGTATAGAATTTGAAACACATGAACTAGAAAAACAAACTGAAATGCTTAACAAAATTATTGAGATTTCTGCTAGTACAGCTTACACTGAAGTTGAAAAAGAAACAGCACTTAACTCAATTAGAGAACAAATAAGCTTAATGAACTCTAGCATGGCTTTTACTCTTGGCTACAATGCTGGTAGAGGCAATGCCAATGAGAAAGATCTTGAAATGTACAGCTAGGACTATTAAATATGGAACAAGAAAATAAACTAAAAGATTTCTTTCCTCGTACTACTAGTACTGTTGGAAAAGAATTTATTAAGAAAAGAGAATCTTTCAGATCTAAGCCATATTTAGATGGTAAGAAAGTTCCTACTATTGGTTTTGGCAATACTTACTATCCTGATGGTACTAAGGTAACAATGAATGATGCTCCTATCTCTGCTGAGAAAGGTCTAGAATTGTTTGAAGTAACCTTAAAGACTTTTGAAAAAGGAGTGAATAGTGCTATTATTCGACCTATTAGTCAAAATGAGTTTGATGCATTAGTTAGTTTAGCTTATAATATAGGTGTTCCTAGATTTAAAACATCTAGTGTAGTTAAGCGTATTAATGGTAATACCCCAAGAAAAGAAGTCGCAGATGCTTTCAGAATGTGGAAGCTATTAGACGGCGAGGTCTCTCAAGGTCTAGTCAATAGACGTGAAGAGGAAATTAAATTGTTTTTAGGAAAATAAAAATGAGTGAACTAAAAGAAGAAGTAGTGGTGGCAGTTGCTCCACCTGCCGCAGTAGTTAAGAAATCAGCAGTAAAACCTTTTATTGAGAAAGTACCTGCACAGTGGTTTATTAGACAACATCCAGAAGATGAAGATCTTATTGCAGCTACTGCATATACCACTCAAGAACACTTTGAAGGCACAATGGCAGATTTTAATGCCTGCATGAGAGGCTAATATGTATAAATCTGTTGCTAGTCCTAACGCATCTTATTTGCTTCATTCAAAGTTGTGGGCTAAAAATAGAGCTATGTGTGAGGGTGAAGCAGCAGTTAAGCGGCTTGATGAACAGGTTAATATAGATAATCTATTAATTCCTTTTTCACCTAGCATGTCTCTCGATCAATATTTATTTTATAAAGCTGAAGCAGAACTTCCAGGAGTTACTTCAGAATTCGCTAAGATGCTAGTAGGTGGCTTACTAAGAAAACAGCCAGTACTTGAATTACCTGCTAGCGTTCCTGAAGAGGCTACTGAATGGCTCCTCAACAATTTTGGTAGAGATGATTCATCTTTAGTCAGCTTTATGGATGAAGTCTTATGGGAGGAAATTCAAACTTCTAGAGCATGGATTATGGTAGATTACCCTTCTATATCTGAAGCTCAGTTTGAAAATCTATCACCTGAAGAACAAGCCAAGCTTAAACCATACCCTATCACGCATAAAGCAGAGTCTGTTATTAACTGGAAGACTGAAGTTACATGGGAAGGTAAAACTAAACTTACTATGGTAATTATTAGATCTCTGGTAGAAAAAGTATCAGTTGATGATGAATTCCATCCTGTTCTGGTAGACACTGTATGGGTTCATGATCTTGCACCTAATTATAGAATACGTAAATATGAATCTCAAATGCCTAGTAATGAGACACCAGACGTTCATAAAGATCGTATCAAGCCTGCCAAAGATGATGCGCCTAGATATACTTTAGTAGAAACTATTGATTCTATTAAAGCATTTGGCATGCCTCTGGATAGTATTCCTGCATGGCCTCTTAATGGTTCTATACCTATTATGCCGCCTATGCTAACACCTATTGTAGATAAAGAAGTCTCTTTATACAATAAGATGAGTAGAAGAAATCATTTATTATATGGTGCAGCTACTTATACTCCTATTATTATGTCTGACATGACTGATGAGGAATTTGAGAACATAGTAGATTCAGGATTAGGTTCTTGGATTAGGTTAAGACAGGGTGATACTGCAGATATCTTAAAGACACCTACAGAAGCTCTTGGTAATATGGATGTTACTATTAAAGCAACTATCGATGAGCTTGCCAGACTTGGAGTGCGGATGTTATCACCTGAGAATGAACAGTCAGGTGTTGCTTTAGAGATCCGTAACGCAGCTCAAACAGCTAAGCTAGGTACTCTTAATAATAAGATTAGCAGTACTATGAAAGCTGTATTTAGCTTTATGATATTCTGGCGATATAATATACAAGTACCTCCTTGTGATATTCATTTCATTTTATCTGCTGATTTTGATCCTGTCCCATTAGGTGCTGACTGGTTACGTCTAGCTACTGAATGGTATGAGAAAGGATTAATTCCAAGATCTATTTGGCTACAATTACTTAAATCAAATGACATGATTGATCCTTCGTACGATGATAAAGAAGGTCAATTAGAGATTAATGCCGATCAGATGATTATTACACCTGTTCAGCAAAATGATCAATACCTTCAAGGTATGCAACAACAAGAACAAGGATTCTAAAATGGCTAAGCGTGGCAATAAGAATGCTGCTGGTCCACATAAAAAGACTGCTTCATTTGTAGTTGGAGGATTTGTATCTGGAATGCTACATGCGCCTAAGCATAATCAAAGATCTATGATAGCATACGCTAGTAAGTCCACAGCAGGGCTAAGAGCATACAAAGTTGGTGCTGCTGTAAGAAAAGCTTCAGGTGCTAATTTATTCTTAAAGTAACAAACAAGGTAGAGTTATGAATTTAAATACAGAACTTTATGATAACCTCATTCATAGAGCAGCAATGCTAAGACTATTCGAAAGAAGAGTATCAGGCAAAGTAGATATAGTGCTAAATGATCATACAGATAGGTTGGACAAAATAATTCGTAACTCTGATCTTACTGTAGTAGGTCAAAGAAAGCTTAAAGAAAGGATTGATATTGAGTCAACAGGCTCTTTTAGACAAGCATTTAATGTATCTAAAAGTAGTTTACTAGATCTGGTTGCAGATCAGCTTTCTTTTACCTATCAGAAAGTAGAAGCAAAAGTAGGAAAGATTTGGAGAACTGAAAGACCTGCTAAACGAGTATCAGAAGAAATTGTATTACAGAATCCTTTGTACAGTAATCAGACGTTAGCTCAAGGTTGGGCTGGAATATCTAAAAGTGAACGTATTAGGTTGGACTTAATTATACGTAAAGGTATTGCAGATGGCTTATCAATAGATGAAATAGCTGTATTAGTACGGAAAGGACATCTACATGATATTACTAGAAACCAATCAAGAGCGCTGGTTACTACTGCTGCTACGTCTGTCGTTGCTCAAGCAGATCATCAGATTTATAAAGCAAATGAAAAAGCTCTTCAAGGCTATCAGTATATTGCAGTATTAGATGCTAGAACAACTCCTTTATGTGCTCATCGAGATGGTCATGTGTATCCTATTAGCGATACTGAGCATCTTCCTCCAGCTCATTGGAGATGTAGATCTACTACTGTTCCTGTCTTTAAGTCTTGGAGTGACATAGCCAGTCTAGAAAATATAGCTCAAGTCAGAAGAGAAAATATTAGTAATCTAACAGAAAAGCAGAAAGCTTACTATGATGGTATGACTCCTTTAAAAGAATCATATAACGATTGGCTACTGCGACAACCTAAAGACATACAATTAGCTCATTTAGGTGACTACAATAAAGTAGAGTTGTTTAATAAGAATCAACTTACTGTTGATCAATTTACAAATCCTGAAGGTAATACATTAGGTATAAGAGAATTACGTCAGCTAACTGATAGTACTTATGCGCTACCTAATGATACCCAGAAGTTTGCAAATGCTAAAGCAAAGTTAGATGCAATGCAATTATATGCATCAACTCCTGATAGTTTTATCAATGATAAGAAACTCACTCAGACTCTATTAGATTATTATCTATTGCAGAGTGGAGAGTTAGATGGTACTTTATCTCTTACAAATTATCGTGGAACTCTAATACATACTAAGAAAGCTACTAAAAATAGAGTGTTGAATACATTACCAACAGAGGATCAAATGATATTTAATCCTATGACAGGTAGATATGAAGACTCTAGAATGTATCAGCCTAGTATTGGTGCATTAAGTAATAATCTTAGACTAGTAGAAGAATCTACAGATCTGAAAGATAAAGACAAACTATTCATTAATAGTTTTGAAAGATCACTCTCTGAAAAGATGAGTGTTAATGAGAGAGCTGTTGTTGTAGATAATCTACGTAATATATTCTCCAGATTTAGACGTAATGGAGAAGTATGGGGGAACTTTAAAGCTGTTAGTCAATCTCAGATTAAGTTTGATGTAATGAATGTATCTGATACTATCGAAACACAGATTAGAAAAGATTCTGACCCGCTAAAAAAACTTCTTCAAGACAACTATATCGATCCAGTACTAGGTCCAGTGCAATTACAAAAACTCCACGATACCTTCCATGATAATATAAGATTCATGAATAAGTGGGAAGATAAGGTAGCACCTAAAATCGCTAGAGAGCTAAGAGGCTTCTTTGATCTTGCAATTCCCTTTAAGATTCGTGATAGGCTTACTGAAGTTAATATTCAAAAATTCTATCTGAAATTAGCAAAGAGACTTGCACTTGCTGATACACCTGACAGAGATCAATTAGCTGTCACTATTGGCAGAGACCTCTATAATGCTGCTAATTTTAATGGTACTAGAAAAGATTGGTATAACGTTGGTTTAGAAATAATAAATGCTAATAATAGTATATTTAAAGTAGAGACATTTGGGGTTCAAAAGAGACGAATGAAATCTAGACTGTCAGGTCAATATTTTGGACCATATTATGATACATTAGCATACAATATTCGCATAACAGATCCTAGAATTCAAGAGTATGCTCAAACAGTACGTAAGGTAGACCTTGGATTACGTGTTAGTGTAGTTAACGATGATAATAGACTTATATTCAAAGAAGGCTATAAGACATACTTTATGAAATCTAAATTTGGATTAGAAGATACTAGAATACCTATTACAAGTACTAGTAGTTTTTCTGATTTTCCAGAAGATTTTGTAGATGAGAATATGAAAGATGCACTCGAATGGGCATCAAAAGCTAGATATCGCATTGATGGCGACTTCTACGATTTTACTCAGAAGTTATTATATTTTGTAGATGACAGAGGTAATGCTAAAAAGTATGATGCACTTAATGAATATAAACATTATATTAGTTCACGTGGAGATGCTTATGAACGCTTTAAGGCGATGGAATGGCTACGTAAAAGCAATGACTCTTTTTCTAATCATCCTTTCATTGACCACAGGGCTCGTATTTATGATAGGGGTCTTATTAGCCCTCAGTCTGGCGAATCCTTTAGACCTTACCTTAATACTGAAATAGAGAAACCATTAGGTGAGGATGGCTTTAAGAACTTCAAAGATCAGATAGGTGCCTTTATGGGTGGGCTAAATGACGTATTTGAAGGTAGATATAACTCACTATCCTTTACTGGTAGACAGAAGATTGCTGATAAACTCTGGCCTGAGATGGTAGATATTGGTAATAAGATGCTAAGAGCAAAACCTGCTGATATTCGATTTATCTTAGAGTCTGAAATGGTCCAGTCAGTAGAAGGTGAGGAACTTGGTAAGTTTTTTAGATTTGCTATTGAAGCTGCTAAATTAGATAATCATATCAAATCTGGGGGTACACTTGACAAGTATATGACAGCACTTGCATTAGAGCAAGATGCATCATCATCGGGTGCTCAGATTATTGCCCTAACTACTAAAAATAAACAGCTAGCAGAACTCTCTAATGTAGTTCCTACTAATCAGAAAAGACGGCTATATGATGAGATTGCAGCATCTACTTATAATGATCCTAGATTCAAAGTAATGAATGAACGACTAGGATTATCTGAAAAAGATCTTAGAAAAGCTGCTAAAGCTCAGAACATGGTTACTTTCTATGGTGCTGGTGAACGTACTGGCATTCTTAATGTAGAAGGCAAATTAGCTAAGATTCTTGACAAAACTGATAGTACGTTAGTAGTAAAAGCTTCTGATAGAGATAAAGTACTTAGTGAGATATCTGCTAGAGCTGCTAGGTATCAGAGATTTGATGAAGAAACTTATAATGAATTAATGGTTCTCAGAGCTAATGTTAAAGATATCTTTAATAAAGGATTAGAACCAGGTGATGAAATCATGGAACAGCTTTATTTCTTAGAACCTAAAACAAAAGAATTAGTTGAAAAGATGACTGCTAGTTATGATATGGTAGTTACCCCAAAAGACTTTCAAGCTATTGCAAAAATTATGAGTGAGCATTTAGCTGAACAAGTACCTATTCTAAAAGACTTCACTAAGTATTTTGGTAGGCTAGCAGAGGATTTCTTAACTACAGCAAAACCTAGCGGTAGTGATTTAGATTGGAAGGTAATAGGTAAGATTCCTTTTCTGGGTACTAGACAAAAGACAATAGGTTCTGAACTTGTTGCTGGTAGTAGAGAAAGATCACCTACAATTGATTCATTAGTTCTTGGCAATCTAGATAAGAAACTTAAAGCTAAATTTAATTCTAGACTAAGCGAGATATTAGGTATCAAGGCGGATGAGCCAATTACTGAAAAGATTCTGAAAAGGTTTACTTGGTATAGACCTGATGGGATTCTATCTGATCTATTATATGGCGTACACACGCCTGATGACAGAACTATTGGCAAGAATGTAATACGATTTAAATATACATTTATAAATGATAAATTTAGTATTACTCAACCGTTAAAGATCTATAGGGCAATAGATGTCAGTATACTATTTAATCCTAAGATGCCTAAGAAGTGGACTAATGTTCCATGGGTTAACTTTGATGGTAAAACATTAGAACAAAACTTTACTCAATCATTTGAAGAAAGATTGAATTACAAAGATAAAGATGGTAATTGGGTTACTAATATTTTACAAGTACCTCAAAAGACATCATCTACTGGATGGGAAGAATGGGCAAATGATCCAGGAAATATTAATGACATTGCCGATGCAACTAAAGCTAGAACTGCCTATGCTGTTAATGGCAATCACTCTAATGATGCAACATTAGTTAAAAACTTTCATTTATGGGGCAGAGATAATAACATTGCCACATCAACGATTCATGATGCTTTCTTTGCCAATGCTGCTGATATGCTTATAGCAAGAAAGGGTCTACGGGAGCTTTATGCAAATGCTCTCAATGCTGGTTCAGTAGTGAAAACGCTGGATGAGATGAAAGCAAGAGGTCTCCCTCAAGAGCTTTACGATGCTTATCTTAAAGAGGGCATTGAAAAGGGCATTATCCCTGTTGCAGGGAAATCTGTCGTGGGTGGGAAAGTCCTGACAGAAAATGATATATTGAAAATAGATGACATATTAGCACCTATACCAGATCCTAGCAAATTCAGTAATGATGTTGGCTTCTATGGTGTAGGTTAATTTAATCAGTTAGATAGCTGTGCTACTAACATAGGCTGTGCCTAAAGGAATTTAAAATGAGTACCGAAAATCCAAATCCAGATAATACTGATAACACTAATAATGTACCTCCTGCACCTGCGGGAACTACTAATGGTGTTAGCATGACTCCTGAACAATTGGAAAAGTTAATATCAGATAGACTTAATCCAATTAAAGAGAAGTTAGATAATGCATTTGTCGAGAGAGATGCAGCTAAGACCAAGTTAGCAGAATTAGAAAAAGAAAAGCAAGAACAGGAAATTAAACGTCTTCAAGAAGAGGGCAAACATAAAGAAGCTTATGAGATTCAGTTAGCTGAAGAAAGAGCTAAATTAGCTCGATTAGAAAAGCAAAACACTGAACTAGCACGTGATGCATCTTTAAGAACTCTGTTAGGTAAATTTACTTTCAGAAGTGATAGCGCATCTAACATGGCTTATAACTCTATTATATCTGAATTAAGACAGAATGAGAAAGGTGAATGGGTTCATGCGTCTGGTACAACATTAGCAGACTATGTTAAAGTATTTTCTGAAAATGAAGAAAATTCATTCTTGTTTAAACCTAAAGTATCTTCTGGTGGAGGTCTTGACGGAAACAATAATCCACCTCCTGTTGGCGAATATAAAAGCATCTACGAGATGAGTCAAGAGGAAGTATTAAAAAGAATCACTGAAGGCAAAGCGTTGCCTAAAAGGAAATAACAAATGACTGTAAAAACAAATCTAGCCGGTGCTACTAACTTCGTATTACAAGAAGCAATCAGTGCTTACTCTGACGAAGCTTATACTACTGCTCGTAAATTATCAAGCACTGGCATCGTAGGAACTAACCCACAAATTGACACTAGCACAGAAACCTTTATTGGTCAAATGCGTTGGTTCAAACCATTAAATCCAGTAGTTAACGTTGCATCACTAACAGATGCTGCTGACGGTAACAAAACTAGCTATGCATCTGACTACTTGACATATATTAAAACTGTTCGTACTCACGGTGCTAACAAAGTTAATATGCAATCAGTAGTTACTCAACAAGATGGCTTAGCTAAAATCGGTCGTGACTTTGGTGAAACTCGTGCTAAAGACGAACATGATGCTATCCTTGCAGTACTAAAAGGTGTTGCAGTATCTGAATTATTGAATGGTGCAGCAGCTGGTAGTGGTGCAGCAGGTTGGGGTGGTCAAACATTTGATAGCGATCCTGAAGAAAAACGTTACGGTTTCTATGTAGACCTAGGTGCTAACAAACCAGTATTACCATCAGGCGGCTCATCAGGTACTAACTATGCTATTCAAGGTGCTGCTCGTGCAGAAGGCTTCTTAAATGCATTTGGTATGGCATTCAAAGATTATGAACCAGCTTGGGCTTACTTAGTAATCTCACCTGAAACATTAGCATCTTTCCGTTCTGCTAACTTTGTAGATGAAACTACTGTAACAGATGGTATGGTAGAATTCAATACTATTTTTAGTGGTAAATTCAGATTAGTTGTAACTCGTGCTAACCAATCATTAGCAACTGCTGACTTGACTAAAATCAATACAGGTGCTGGTACAGTTGGTGGCGGTGCAGTTGCAGCTGACGTTGCAGGTACTAAAACATCATTTATTGTATTGCCAGGTGCATTAGCAATGGAAGGTTTGTCAGTTCCTGATGAAACTGAAATTTACCGTGATGCTAATAAATATAAAGGTGGTGGTACAACTGACATTTGGTATCGTTGGGGTTATGTATTAGCACCTGCAGGCTACAACTGGGCTGGTCCAGTAGATGCATTCCCATCTAACACTGATTACACTTCAGTAATGGATGGAAGTACATTGAAAACTCTTTCAGCTGCTACTATTGCAACTTCAAAAGGTGTTTGGGAACGTAAAGCTCATTCAGCACTTTCATTAGGTATCTTACCTGTATTCCACGCTTAAGGAATTGTTATGGCTTTAGTTGTAGGTGTTAATTCATATGCATCAGTAGCTGACGCCAATACATATTTCGAAGATAGACTAGATGTTGCAGCATGGTCTGATGCTACAGATACTAATAAAAGTATGGCATTGGTCACTGCAACGTCTATTTTAGATAATCTCGATTGGATTGGAAGCGTTACAGATAGTGCTCAACCTCTTGCACATCCTAGAATAGGTATGTACAATGATCCTAGACTAGGTATTACAGTTGATCTTGCAGACGTCCTTATTGATAGAAGAGTGATAACCGCTTGTTATGAGCTAGCCTATCACCTGCTTAACAATGAAGGTCTATTAGATGATACTGGATTAGTCAAATCTGTTTCATTAGGTGAAATCGGTCTACAAACAATTATTCCTGCCAATAAAATGTCAGGTACTGTTAGAAGATTAATTAAACCTTTATTACTCAGAGGTGGTTCTAGATCTTGGTGGAGAGCAAACTAATGGGACTTAAAGCTACTATAGCAAAGGCTGTTAATTCTGCTTTTGATAAAGCGTCAGATCTTGCTATTGTCAGTACTTTTAGTAGAACACAGTCTAACTCTTTTGATTTCAGTACTGCTTCGGCTACTGAAACTACTTTGGCAGATGTAACTGCTAAACTACTTATAATTAAAGATTATAAAACAAAAGATGGTCTTAAAAGACTAAAGATTCTAGTGAAAGCCGTAGATGTCAATCTCTATGATACTGTAAGTATCAATAATGAGATTTGGAAAATCGGTAATGTCATAGAGTCTAATAGATATACTACATTATTAGAGGTTTATAGAAATGGGTAAATTCACTGAAGTTGAAGATAGTATCTTTGCTATATTTGCAGGTGAAGAGTGGGATGCTGAAGGTATTCCTACATTCCCTAATAACTATAATCCTACTAGTAATCTCGAAGAATTTATTAGAGTTGATGTAATACCTTCAGGAATGGGAATTAATATTAATTCACTTTCAGGCTTGATTATTATAGAAATATTTACTCCAGCAGGAAAGGGTCCAAGAAGAGCTACTGAAATAGCTGATATATTAGATAAATATTTTGCAGGTAAGAGTAGCGCATCTACTCAATTCATGCAAAGCAATTTTAGATCTGTCGGAAATGAGACAGCATACTATCATTGCTCTTACTCAATTCAATTTAACTTTTATAAAAGTTTTAATTAAGGAAAACAAAATGGCTCATATTACATCTATTGGGGCAGCAATGTTCACTAGCTTAGCTGTTACTAAAGCAGCTGCTACTCTTGCTGATGTCCCTAAAACAGCTGCTGCAGCTACTAAGTTACATGGCGCTACTGGCGCTGCTGCTGGTTTCTTCTCTACTGACGGCACTAGTGGCGCAGCTGGTGGTACATTCTTCCGCATTCCTAATGTTAAAGAATTCCCTGCAATGGGTATTCCAGCTAACATTACTAACGTTCCTGAATACGGTTCTGCGCTAGCACTGCAAGTGCAATCACAAGCTGACGCACCTACTTTAGAAATTACCCTAAACTATGTACCATCTCAGTGGGATAATAACACTTTGTTCAGTAATGCTGGTAATCCTACAGTTGGTGGTGATATCCACTTATTCAGATTTACAGTTTTAGCTGAAGATGTGAAAAGCTGGAATAGTGGCTTCCACAGAACCGCTACTAATGCTGCAGCATCTGGTAATACTTCAGTTACATCGCTTGTTGAAAATTCAAGCTATTACTTCTTGGGTAAACTAGAAGCGTTAGAAGTGACCCCTAACTTGACTGATGCATTAACTGCTAAGCTAACAATTTCTGTTAGATCTAGTATCTATGGTGCATTCACTCAAGAAACTGCAACTTACACAGTATCCTAACAGGAGCATACAATGGCACATATTAATCAGTTAGGTTCTGCTATTTTCTCAGACCTTTCAATTTCATTATTTTCTACCAAAACTATGCTTGGTTCTAGCGCTGCTACTTATGACCAACTTCTAGATGTATTGTCAAAAATAAAAGATGGTGCATTAGCTGTTGGCGGGACAGGAGCAGAAAATTTACCCACTAGTATTACAAGTCTTGTAGGCTGGGGTGGCTTGTTTCAAAACAATTTAAGTACTATTACCTCTACTGCTATCACTGGTGGTACACTTATTGCTGACGCAAAAGCATATGTACGTCTAACACATGTTAAAGAATTCCCTGCAATGGGAACACCTGCTAATATTGTTAATGTACCTATTTACGGTCGTAAAAATTCTTTACAAATCCAAGGCCAGGCTGACTCTCCAACAATGGAGATTACAGTCAACTATGTACCTACTATGTGGGCAGGTGGAGAATTAAAAGGTGGGATTGATACTTCGCCTGTTTCTACAAGTATCAAAATAGGCGATGGAAAAGTTTATTTAATGAGATTCACTCTCTTAAATAAAGAGCCAAAAGGTTACAATGCAAGTTTAAGAGCTACTTCAACTTCAGTATCTAATGTTAATGATGAAGATTCTATTGGTGAAGCAGTAACCAATCTTAAAGCTGGCAATGCAGAAGTTCAAAACTCAAGCTTTTACTTCTTGGGTAAAATTGAAACTATTGAAGTAACACCATCTCTAAGTGATGCAACTACTGCTAAAATTACGATTGCTATGCAATCAGATTTAGTAGGTGCATATACTATTAACTACGGAACGGATCTTCAAGCTTAAGTATCCAAAGGGAGAGGTTTAGACCTCTCCCTTCCTTATAGGACTATCATGGAAAATGAGAATAGACCTTTTGACTTCGATTATGTGATTTGTGTTACTAAACATGAAATACTAAAATGTATTGATCGAAGCATTAATAAAACATTTGAGAGAACGAAAGAATTCCAAAAGGATTCTGTCAAAACGACTGAAGCGTTCTCTACATTATCATATCTTCATCAACTGCGAGTGCAAATAGATGAATCAATTAAATATAAACCCAAAGGTGGCAAAAATGTCAGAAGTAAAAGGAATTAAAAGCTTAGTTGGTCGTAAAATGACTAAAAGTGTTAAATTTTTAGATGATTCAGTAATCATCAGTAAATTATCAGTAGATGATGTTATGGAAGTCCAAGCATTAGCTAAGGAAGTTGAAGAAGCTAAAAATGAAAACGCAGGAATTGATATTCTTAAATTGGTAATTAGCAAAGCTGTTGAAGGTGGTGGTGAGCTTACCGAAGAAGATTTTAATTCCTTTCCGATGGATGAACTTTCAAAATTAGCAAATGATATTATGAAGTTCTCTGGCATGACCACTGAAAGTGCGGGAAAGTCGAACTAAGTAATGATGACTTAGCTGTATTTGAAATAGCATATCAGCTACGTATGCCTATATATCAAATGACAAGAGAAATGCCATATGATGAATTTTTAGGTTGGTTATCTTACTTTGATGCTCGTCCTATTGAATGGAGGGCAGATGATAGAGCAGCTAAAATGATTCAATCGCAAGGTGTAAAAGCCAAGCCTCATGAATTGTTCCATTCTCTCGATGCAATATATAACAGAAGACCTGGTGGTCCTCTAAAAGAAGGGCAAGTAGACACTAATAACCTAAAAGGTTCTGCACTATTTAATAAACTATTTAGTGCTCAAGGTGGCGAACAATTGGAGTTCTTACATGGTAGCAATCAATCCGTTCAAGAAAGCATTTGATGCAGAAGTCAAGAAACAAGTAGATTTAAAAGCTAGAGATCTCACAGAGAAACTTAGAGAGTCTACCCTCACCCCTGATGCTTCTGCTCGATGGAATTATGAAAATGGGAAAATTGTGAATGATGCAAAATATATTGTTGATTTAAATAATGGCAATAGCGCTACTCATCCCTCTCATTTTATAGAAAGGACTTTACTATCAGACGAAGATGTAAAGCCTAATGGAGCTATTATAGCTCTAAACTAAAACTTACCCCTTCATGAATTTGAAGGGGTTTTTTATTGGAGACAAATATGTCAGGAATAGCTATAGCAGTAGAAGCTAAGGTAGACAAAGCGCAAAGAGACCTTCAACTATTAAATCATACAGTTTCAAATATATCTACTGAAGTTAAAAAGGCTACCTCTAGTTTCTCTTTGATGTCTAAGTCTATTGTAGGTTTAGGTGGTATTGCTTTAATTTTACCCACGATCAAAAGCATTGATGCTACTTTTACAAATATTGAAAACAAAATAAAAACCATAACAGGTGCAACTGAAAGATTTAATACCGCATTTTCTGGGGTTTCATCAATCGCAAGAGACACTCGTTCTACACTAGCAGATACTACTGATTCTTTCTTTAGGATCTCATCAGCTATTTCAGAAACTAGTCTAGATATGGATAAGGTTCTGGTAGCGACAAGAGCAATACAATCAGGTGCTATTCTTGCTGGCGGTAATCTTGATGGATATCGTGCAGCCGTTATGCAACTAGGGCAAGGACTAGGTAGTGGTGCTTTAAGAGGTGAGGAGTTCAACTCTGTTATCGAGCAAGCTTTACCTATTGCAAAAGCTATTGGAGATTCTTTAGGGGTGTCTGTAGGAACTTTAAGAAGAATGGCAAATGCAGGCAAGCTTACATCAGATCTTGTATTTAACGCACTAATAATGCAAGCCGGTGCTTTACAAAAGAAAGTAAGCTCTATGGATATTACTATAGAGCAGAGTATGCAAAGTTTAAAAGAGACATTAAAATATGTATTTAACTCTTTTGATAAAGCAGTAAATATGTCTGGCTTTCTTAGTAGAGGGATAGTAGCACTTTCAGGTAAGCTAAGTTTACTAGCAGATTCTGCATTTAATATGGGGACTGATATAAGCTCCGTATTAAATAGTTTATTTGCTTCAAAAGATCTTAAAAGAATTGCAGATATAGCAACAACTATGCTATACCCTTTCTATTTTGCTGCTAAGCAATTTGGAAAACAATTTATGTTATTTTTGAATGCTAGAGGTATAATCTCATTCATGAATAAAATATTTGTTGAGACTACATCAGCAGCAATGATGAGTATAACAAAACTTGGAACAAAGCTATATACTCTTGGTGTTATTTTACGTGCAATAGACCAGCAAGGCTTTCTACAAGGGAAATTAGCCGTATTTGATGCATTTGGATACGCTGTAAAATCTTTCTTTGTAATGTTTCATTTTTATGTACAACGTGTAGTAAATCCTATTAATCAAGATATTTATGCAATAGGCAATTCTATAGATCAAACATTTAATGTTATACCTGGTAAGGTAATTAAATTATTTGCAAATTTCACAGCACATATTTCTCATTTTATACAAGGTTTTATCGGATTATATGATACTTCTATAGGTCGTCTTTTTAAAAATCTAGCAGAAGCTTATGAGGATTTTGTAGCCGACTTTAATAATAGTGTATTTGGTTTTAGTCCCTTAAGTAAGAAACTTGAAAAATATAAAGAAATATTAGCAAGAGTTGTTCTTAAAAGTATCCCAGAAGTATTGATAAGAGCTGCAGGAGCTATCAAAGCTGCCCTTATAGGTTTTATTAAGCCTTTTAAATCTGTTGAAGAAAGAATTTCAGCAAGCAGTAGAGTACTTCCTAAAGTATCTTTAAGCTTTGAAGAAATGGCAACAGGAGTTAATAAGGCTGGCAAAATATTAGTAACTGGTGCAGAGAATGTAAAAGACTTTTTTATGATGCTAGTATCAACTGATTTTAGCAAACTAAGTAGTTCTTTTAGCTTTGATGGATTAAAGAAAAATATTTCTAATTTTGTAAAGTATATTTCTAACACTAGCCTACTATCATCAGTTAAGTCTTTTGTAAAAGATCTATTACCATCTGATATACTATCTAAAAGTGCTAGTGTATTCTCAAATACACTTCAAAAAATTATTGTAAAAATCAGAGACGTTCTTGGTTCTTTATTTTCTATGGATAAGATTAAAGGGCAATTGACAACATTTTTGCCAGTAATACAGAGCGGTCTGTCTTCTCTTTTATCTACTCTTACAGATGCTGCAAGTATTGTTTATAGTAAAGTCAGTAGCTTTATTGACTCGTTTAAACAGTTAGAAATGGTATCTGCAGTAACTGATAAAGTTGAAAAAGTATTTAATTTTATTAAAAAGAAACTAGAAGGCACATCTCTGGATGTTGATTTCAGTGCTATAAAAGATAAAGTAAAATCTTTATTTAAAGATAGCATTAGTAGTGATATTACATCATCTATGGCATCATCATCTTTTAAATTTTCAGATTTTAAACATATTGCTGTAAAAGCACTAGATAGCATCGTAGACGGCTTCCATAATATTGTGGCTGTAAGTAAGAAACTTTTATTTACAAAACCAAAAGAAGCACTCGATTATATATTAGAAAAACTATCTATTGTAAAACAGAAAATAGGCGAATTTGCTACTAGTATAGGTATCCCTAGTATCGATCTTAGTGTAAATTTAGAACCTATTAAAAAAGCTATAGGCGTTGCTAAAGAATTTATTGGTAGTATGGTTGCCGATCTTAGTGATGTTTTTGGCACTAATTTTACAAATCTTAATCTTGATACATCTAGTTTTTCTAGTTTTAAAGCAAGTATTCTAAAAGCCTTTGATGAAGTCTCATCAATATTTAATAAAAATCTTGCAGTGCTATTTGCAAAACCAATGACATTCCATGTGTCTGCAATAGCACTTGGGGAGATGTTCCCTGAAAATAAAGTGACTGAATTTTTATCTAAACAGTTACGTGCAGTAGCGGTAAGAGGCTGGAAAGACTTTATTATTGCTTGGTCAAATACTGCAAATGCTGGAGACTTATCTGAAAGAGTTGGTGAATTTGCTAGTACAACGATTGTCAATGCAATAAAGAATTATACATACGCCCTACCACAATTGGCAGGCGCATTAATGAGCATTGGTTCGAGTATATTTAGAGGCTTTGTGGAAGGTCTTCCAATTGTTGGAAAAGTTTCTGAAGTTGTATTTAATTTAGCTGAAATGCTTGGTGTAGCAGGTCCATTAGGAGTGATAGGTGCCTTTTTATTTGGCAGTAGCATTCTTACTACTCTGGCTGAAATAGGTCTATTACCAGCAACCTTAACAAAAGTAGCAGGCGCAATGCATACTGTTAAGTCATTCTTTATGGGAAGCTATGGCACAAGAACAGCTACTGGTGCTTTTACTAGTGTTCTTGGCACTATGTCGCATGAGATGTTTAACTCTGCTAGAAGATCTTTCAGTATTGGAGCAGCGCTCTTAGGGGCAGATATGCTGGGAACCTTTGATACAATGTTTAAGGACTCTCCAATTGCCCATAGCGTAGCTAGGGGTCTTGCTGTAGGCTTTATGTTGTTTGGTCATGATGTACCTAAATTAATTGCTGAACATGTACTAAAGCCAATAGCAACAGGCCTTTTAATGGGCGGACCGGCGCCTTTTAGTAATTTTCTTGTTAACTATCTAAGAGGTGGAGACCAAGGCCCATTATCTGCAAGAGTTGCAAAAACAATATTTGAAAAAGTAGATCAAATAAGAGATATGTTTGTAAGTCGGATGGAGGGTATTGTAACTGGTAAAGGAATATTTGAATCTCTAATCTATGGTAGAACAGGTGCTATTACTCAGCCACAACAATCTTCTCGTATTTTTGTAAAATATGAAGCAATGATGCGAAGCCTACAAGGACATGCTGGCTCTTTTGCTGCTACTATAAGGGCACAAGTACCTGTGCTTGCTACACTGATGTCAAAATGGACAGCTTTCGATACTGCATTAGCAGCGTCTGGAGGATCTGGTGGTAGGCTCTTATATGCATTGTTTGGAAAAGGCGGATTGATTTTAAGAATTGCACCTACTATTCTATTAATCACAGGTTTACTAGCAGCATTCTCTACATTTGCAAGTGAAGCTGAACAAATCCCTGACTATATAAAAGGAAAAGAAGGCTTTGCAGCTGTACCTAGAATGGAAGTTCCACAACCTGAAATAGTAGTAAATAAACCTACTATTGCTAGTCAAGTAAAAGAGTGGATGTCAGCTGCAGGAGATGAATTCAAAGCGACTTTTCCAGCTTTTGCAAAAATAATGAAAGATCTTTCATTATTGCCTTATAAGATTTTTAATTTTACAAGTCTAAGATCTTTATTTGCAGAAATAGGTAACTTATTTACAGATATATATGATGCTTCTATACCTTATATAGTTGCTCTTGGATCTATTGTAGGTAAGGTATTATTAGATCAGTTCAGTATGATTATGAAGCTGGTTCAAAGTTTTGGCTCACTTATAAATGCTTATTTTACAGGAATAGTAAATCTAGGACAACTTGTAGGCGATACTCTTGCAACGTATACCGATGTACTTGTTGCAGTAATAGGTGTAGGTCTGGTAGTCTTTGATTATTTTATACAGCGTTCTAAAAATGCAACACTAGCATTATCGCAGTTTCTTAAAGTATTTGCTAAATCTAGATTTCTACCAATAGCGCTTGCTATTGGTGGTGTTGGTGTAGTATTTGAAAAATATTTTATAGAAGGAGTAGATGTCGCAATTGATAGAACTACGGTTTTTGGACAGGTTCTTTCAGCCCTCTTAACTGTAGCTACACTTGTCTTTAAGGTATTTAAAATATTAAAACCTATTCTTCTTGCCTTACCTTTTATTGAGCCTTTGCTTGCTAAATTAGGACCTCTAAGAGAGGGGTTTAGAAAATTAGGAGAGACTTTTAAAACGAGTTTTACTGGTTTTAGATGGACAGATATTTTTACATCACCATTAGAGACAATTAAAAAGCTAGGTTCAACAGCTGTAGAAGGTCTTAAAGGCTTATATACAACTATTACAACAGCTACAGTAAGTGCAGCAAGCAGTGCAGGCGCAAGAGCTGGAGGTGCGTTTAGCAGAGCAATAGCAGCTGCATTATCAACTAATGGTTTCTTAATAGTAGCAGCGCTTACAGGGGTGCTTGTAGCTGCTGCCAAAGATATTGATGGTAGAAAATTCTCTGATATTTCTGGTATTTCTAGTTTTATTAACTTCTTTTTCGATCTTGCTGCTGGTGCTGCCGTAATTGCAATAGGCTCTTTCTTATTGCTAGGTAAGTCTACTTGGGATTTTAGAAATAAGGTATTAGCTGCTACAGCTGCTCTAAGAGCACAGCAAGGTGCTATGTTTGTAAATGAAGCAACACTAGCTGCCCATGCTGCAATGATGTGGAAAACTTATGAGGCACCACTACTGGCAATGCCTGCTATGATTGCATCCAGAATGACAAGTTTGTTTGTATTTGCCGGTTCAATAGCTGCAGGTGCTTTTGCAGGTGCTTTTGTTACTAATGCATTAATGCACCAGTCCGAGTATACTGAAATTGGCATAATGATAGGCACTTATCTTGGTTTTATGATAGGCAGATCGCTTATAAAGTATCTCGGTACTATAATGGTAGAAGCTTTTACTGCAGCAATGATAGGAAGTATAGCAGCTTTAGCAACTGCTGTGGGCTATGTAGGAATGGGATTAGCAGGTTGGTTTAACTGGTCGGATGACTTCTTAACTCAACTATCTTCAATCTATGATAAGCTAAAAGATATTGCAGGAATTGTATCAGAAAAACCTGATACAAAAACAGGCCTTTCAAAAAGAGCTTTAGATTTCGCTAAATATAAAGGTATTGAGATAGCTTATAATATTGGAAATATTAAGGAATCTATATTATCTGAAAATACTAAGAAATCTTATAAAGAAAGTATTTCAAAGTTAAATGAAAGTCTATTGAAAGGGAGTGAAAATGAGCTGACAGGTGTTGAAGTAGATCTTCACGAAATTCAAAATAATGTAAAAGCTTCTTCTAGACAGGTTTCAAGAGCTACTAACGAAAGTATGATTAGTATTTCAAAAGACTATGATAAGTTTGCTACACTATTAACTAGAATAGGCAAAATAAACCCTGCAGATGAGCTTTTTAAACTTAGTAAACCAGAAAAAGTAAACTATGATGATTATTTGAATGGAATATTAATGGGTTCTGAAAATAATAATGTGCTCAAAGATGGGGGCATTAAAGGTCGGATCCAAAAAGCAATGGAAACTTCAATAGAAAAAATGTCGACTGGTGGGGATTTTAGCCCACAATTGACAGCTAAGATAAATCAACTATATTCTTCTCTATTTGATACGCTTAATACATACTATGGTGCCATATATGAGAACAATAGTGATAAGTCCAAGACCACAGCCTCAGCGGCTGAGGGCTATATTGTTAATATTCTTTCAGATATTGAAAGATTAAATGTATGGAAAGGTGCAGTAGACGAAGCAGCTTCTGCAGCTAATAAATATACAACTAGTATAGCCAATATTTCAACAAATTTAAGTAAGTATAAGATAGACTTTAAGACTGAAGATTTAAATGTTGATACAAGTCTTACTGATTACTTAGATAATACTTATAATTATCTACTAGAGATTGATAATCAATTAAGTAAAGCCTATGATAAGAATAATAGAATACGTCTAACTCAGATAAAAGACTCTGCTATTGAAGAAGCTAAAGCACGTGTAGACGCAGCTAAGAAAGTTCAAAAAGATTATCAATATCAATTATCTACATTCACAGATGTAGGTATTGAAATCCCTGATGTTGCTAAATTTATGAGTCCTGAAAAAGCTCAAGGTATTGTAGAAAACTTTAAACAATTAAAGCAGTTACAGGAAGATATCCAAAAACCTGCTGTAGAACCTGTAATGCCTGAGATTAATCAACTCTGGTCTATGCGTAGTAAAGAAGAAACTGCAAGAGCATTTGAGGCATATGTTAGCCAATTACAAGACTATAATAGAATTGTATCAGCTAAAATAATGGGTGAAGCTGGTTTAGATAACTTCCGTAATGCAATATCTAGACAAATATTTGAAGGTATTAAGGGCGATAAAGCAGGTTATGCTAAGTATATCTATGGTATTGTAGAATCTATTGGCTCTCCTGTAATTGATATGGTAGATCAATTTGGTTTAGACACCATTGATGGTATAGCTAATCAAATAGCAGAGCTATCAATAAAAGCAGAGATGTTTAAAAGATCTGGCGACTACTCAAAAGAAGCACCTTTGAGACAGCAGATAGAAGATTTAAAGATGTCTATAAAGACACTTGATATTCAACCTTTACAATCTGTTATTGATTTGTTAGATCAAGGTATTACAGGTAGAGATCTTCTTTCAATTTCTGATAATGATCTTGCTAAGCTTGCAGCACTTGGAAAAGCTATTGCAAAATATAATAAAGATCTTTCAGAAGCTAGACGTACTAATTCACCTGTAGATACTAAGAGAATTCAAGGTCAGATTCAAGATACTAAGAAACAAGCTAAACAAATAGCTGATGTTTATCGCAGCGCTTTGCCTAGTTCATTCTCAAATATTTATGGTAGAATGGGACTAGAAGGAAAAGCAAGCAGTGTCACAGCTGGTCTATTCATGAAACTTGCTAATGCTTCTAAGAATATTGAAAATTTAGAATTAGATAGAGCCCTTAAAAGTGATACTTTATCTGATTGGAAAGATTTTACTGATCAAATTGAAAAAGCTAATATTGAACTTGAACGTACTAAGCTACTTGGTCCTTTTGTAGGAGAAGCCTTAACTTCTGCATTTAGTGATGTCGGAGTTAGTGACTTTAATGAGATGGTGGCTTATGGCGCTGGGCAGCTTACTGAATTACTTGGTCTTGCTAGAAAGAAACAAAGTATTAATTTAGATATTAAAGCAGGGGCTAGTGAAAGTGAAATTCAGAACTATATCAATAGTGTTAGACAACTTGCAGAAATTGCAGATGAAGTTGCTAAGAAACGTATTAACACTATTACAACTGGTACTGATATTACTCAAGCATTTTCAGATGCAGGTGCAAGTACTAATAAAGCTGCTTTAGCAAACTATCAGTATGGTGCTTCTCTATTAGCACTTAGCAAAAAGTCTGCATTACTGAAATTAGATCAAGCTAAACCATTAACACTTCAAGCAGCTAAAGAAAATCTTAAAGCACTAGCAGATATTGACAGACAGTTAGCAATTTATAAGAAAATTGTCATGAACACAAAAGAGAACTTTGATAGCTTTAAATCTATCTTTGATTTCTCTGTTGATGATACTTTATATGCTAGACTATCTAATGGTATTCTTGGATTGATGGGTAATGTAGCTGCTAGAATTGATTTATTGATGAAGAATGCATCTGATAAAGATGGTCTTTCAGCATCTACTAGGTCTCTATATGAAGCTCTTGCATTAGTTAAGAGAGATGCTAAAACATACTCTTCTTTACTAACTAGTGTGTACGAAGCTCAGCAATCTAGGTTTGATAGTAATAAGACTAAGTATGATAAGATTTCTACTGCATTTCCTAATTTAGGAATGGATAAGAATCTTTATGGTACTTTAGATAGAGCTGTCAGATCTGGATTTGAGAAAAGTGCTAACTTTAGTGATTTGTTTAGTAAGATATCAGATCTAGGCGCATTGCCAGTCAAACTAGCAGATGAGCTAGATAGATTAGGTAATCTGTATGCTAGTGGTAAAAATGTAGACATCGATATGATTGCTGCTGCCGTAACTCAATATGGTGAAGGAAATCTAAAAGCAAGACTTGAAGCTATCATGTCAAGTACTAAAGATCCTTTTACTAACTTGAAGACATCTACAGATGATCTAAAAGGTGCTATTGAATTACTTAGTGAAAATGTTGCTGCAAATACAGCTACACTTAGAGGTGAAGCACCTAAAGCAAAAACTAGCATGAATATGTCTAGTAATGTAGAGAGTCTGTTAGCTGCTTCTACTGCCAAGTATGGTGTCCCATTAGATCTTGCTAGAATTGTTACTCATATCGAATCAAGAGGTAAGAATAATCTTACTTCTGAAACGGGTAATAAAGGCTTAATGCAGATTAGTAATGACTTAGTTAAAAAGTATAATGTATCTAATGTATGGGATCCTGCTCAAAATATAGATGCAGGTGTCCAATACCTTAAAGAGTTACTTGGGAAGTTTGGTGGTGATTCTAGAAAAGCTGCTTTAGGTTATTTTGAAGGAGAAGGAGGCGCTAGAAAAGCCTTAGCAAATCCTGCAGGTTATACTAAAGGTATGGATTACTTAAACAAGTATGATGCTAGATTATCTGGCAAGACTCCTATGAAGTTTCCTGATGCAACTATTACTATACCAACAGGTGCTATAATAGATGTTAGTGGTACCAGTAATGTAACTGCCAATGGAGAGTCTGTAAATGCAGGCAGTGCTGCTACTAGAAATGTAAGTGCATTTGTAGAATCTAGAATAGCAACTGCAAATGCAAATAAGATTGTTGTCAATAGTTGGAGACAAGCAATAGAAGGTATTAAAGGCACTAATCTAGGTATGTCATTGTCTAGCGCAATTCGTAAAGGTCTTTCTACTGTTGGTCAAGATACTATGAATGCATCTGTAGCTAACACTATATCTCCAAAAGATGTTCTTGTAGCTGATGAGTATAAGCAAACTATGACTGCTTTAAATGATCAGTTGAATACCGCTACTGATGAGATCACTAAAGCTAACCTGCAAGGTACTCTAAACAAAGTTAGTGCTGAGTTTGCATTGTTTAAAACAAGATTAGAAGATCTTGCAACTGCTGCTATTAAAGCTGGTCAGGATTTTAGTAGTGCTGTTAAATCTACTCTAGGTGATGCTATCAAAGGATTGATGAAGGGAGAAACTTCAGATGTGTCTACTCTTTTTAGTACTGCTCTTAAGAAACTAAGAGATGGGGTTATAGATGCTACTATTGATTCAATGACTAAAGGGATAATGAATAAATTACCATTTAGTTTTGATAAGATTATGGCAAATGCTGGTGAAGCTATCTATAAAGTTCCAGGTGCTATTTGGGATTCTATGAGTGGTAAAGGCTTTGGAGGATTCACAGATATCTGGGGAACTCTAACAGGTGGTAGTGCTACTGGTGGTACTCCTGAACAAGTGCAACTTCAAGCTGCTAAGATTCAACTTCAAGCTGCTCAAATGCAACTTGCAGGTGGTGGGGGTGGAAGTGGTGCAGCAGCTAGTGCTGGTATTGGTAGTTGGCTTGCAAGTAATGCTGGCTGGCTAGCAGGTGGAGCAGGTGCCATAGGTCTTGGCTCATTGCTATACGGAGGTAAAGATACTAAAGGCTCATGGTCTGAAGGTATATCATCTCTTGGTAAATCATTCATGTCACCATTTGGTGGAGATACAACTAGTAGTGGAAATCCATTAAGTAGTATTAATCCTGTATCTGGAAAATCTGATTCTTGGAGTAGCGACTTCTTAGGTATTGGTAGTTTATTTGCTAAACAATCAGGTACTACAGATGCTGTAAAAGGAATCAAAGATAGCTTAATGCCTTCAGGAAAAGGATGGTGGGACAGCACTCCAGCAGTTGGTGAAATCTCTAAATCAGCTAATACATCTTGGCTTGATGATATATTTACTAAAATGAAGACAGGTCTATCAGATACTTTAGGCACTGATGGCTTCTTTGGCTCAATACTGAAAGGTATTGTAGCTGCTTGGGATTGGTTTACTGGTCTGTTTGGTAGTAATGAACCAACTAAAGCTGCCACTGGAGGTCGTATCAGTGGCCCAGGTACTGGTATATCTGATAGTATCCCTGCTATGTTATCTAATGGCGAATTTGTAGTCAATGCTAAAGCTGCTGGCAAGCATGGTAGACTATTAGAGTCTATCAACTCAGGCAATGTCTCTAAATTTGCTGAAGGCGGTTTTGTAGGTGGTAAAGGATTACCATTAGTTGGTGCTTTGATGGGCGTAGCAGGTCTATTCTTTGGTGGAAATAAAAGTACTCCTAAAGACCAAAGTCCTGAACAAGCATTACTTGCAGCTTCTGAAAATCTAAATTCTGCTGCTGATAAGCTATCTCGTGGTGGATTTGGCGGAGGTAATAATAGTATCTTTGCAACTGGTAATGGTCTTGGAAAAGGTATTGGCGGCTTTGCAGATTCTATGCTAGGTCTTGGCGGCTATGGTAGTGCTGCTGGGGGAGTTCTTGATGCACTATTCGGTGTTAAAAAGAAAGAGAATGATATTTGTTCTTGCTTTACTGGCAAAGGTAGTCCAGCTACAAGCTTATTCCAAGATATATTTGGTTTAGGTGGTGATAAGAAGCCTTTAAGTGGTCTTACAGATAGCTTTGGTGTACTTCAAAGTGATGCTAATAATGGCTCATTTGGGGTAATGCAAAGTGATAAGAATGGCTTGATGGATAGTTTTACTGGTATGTTTAAAGACATGGATTTCGGAGGCATGTTTGATGTACTGAAAGAAGGCTTCATGGGTATATTTGGAGACTTAGGTACTTCAATTACAAGCTTACTAGGCGGAGGTGCTTCAGGCGGTGCTGGCGGAATTTTAGAAAGTCTTATGAGTTTCGGCAGTATGTTTGCATTTGCCAGTGGTGGTCATGTAAATGGACCAGGTACTAGTACTTCTGACAGTATTCCAGCAATGCTATCTAATGGTGAATTTATCATTAATGCAAAAGCTACAGCAGCTACCAGACCACTACTAGAAGCTATTAACTCAGGTAAGACTCCTAAGTTTGCATTAGGTGGTAGTGTCGGAGATGCATCAGGTAATCTAATGACACTTCCAAGTGCGAGATCAGGTGAGGTAATAAATACTTCACGAGTAAATAATAATAGTAATCAGAGTGTAATCAATATGAATATTACAGGTGATATTTCACGTCAGACACGTTCTGAAGTATTCAAAATGATTCCTACAATTGCTAATGGTGTTAACGTTCATAATAAAGAACAAAACTATAGAGGTTAATCTATGAAATTCGGTATCTGTGATGACAATTGGAATGTACTTGCTAGATTTGCTGTGCCTATGACAGTGAATAGCAACCAACCAGTATTCTCTACAGATACCCTTTCACTACATAGAAGAACTACAGTAAGAGGTGCTCAACGTTGGGAGATCAGTTCCAACGTTGAAATCTTAAGAGAAACTGCTGCAGGACTCTTCGCTCATTTAGTAGAGAAAGGGCATCATACACCTATAAATGTATTAATACCACAAAATATAGGTGTTATAGAGAATATGAGAGAAGCCTATGAGGATCCAATTCCAAGATATATTGGTATCTCTCAAAGACAAAATTCAGCTGATGGCAAAGCTACTATATCTTTACAGAACCATACTGTAGCATTACTTGCAGGTACTTTTGTACAATTCATAACTTACAACGCAAACGGTGTAATAGATCCTGTACAAGATACTAAAGTATATATGCTAACCAGACCAGTAACAGCAAATAATAATATTGCATATGTATATCCTCAGCTTAGAAAAACAGGCACGGTTGGTAGCCAGTCTAAGATGTATTATACAGGCGTTAAAATGCCTTGCTATTATGATATGGACACTATTCAGGGAATGGTATATCAAGATGGTCTATTAATGGATATGGGGACTGTGAAACTAGTAGAGGCTTTAGCATGATAGTTCTATCAGAGCATAATAGAAATATATTAGCTGGTTCAAATGCGTTCTCCATATTGATGGTTTGTATTTTAAAAAATGATGATTCATTATTATATGCATCAACTACACACTATCAGGATCTTTTAACAGTACCTGCAAACGTAGTATTTCCAGGGGTTAATGTTAAAAATGAATTTGGAGAAACCCTAACATTTATACCATATCTTGCAGATGGTACTTTAGTTAGTTTAGCGCCACCTACATTATCTACATCAGTAGATAGAGAGCAATACTCTATGATGATGACGGATCAAGCATTACTGTCATTTGCAGCAAATACTTGGGGTATGATTGGGTTAAGATTTAGAGTAACCGCAGTATTTTCTGATGGCACTACTCCTAGCTTTACTAAAGAAAATATGCTTACAGTATATGCAGGTCGTATCAGTGGTGTTACTCATAATCAATCAATGGGAACGGCAGGTGAATCACTAGTAAAGATAACTGCAGGATCTCCTATGTACGGTCTAGATCAAAAGAATGGTATATTCTTTTCAGACCCTAAAATAAAAGAAAGAAATAAAACAGATACGTGTGCTGAACATGTATACGTCACTTCACGCAATTATGCACTTCATTGGGGAAAATAATGACAGATCCCTTTTCAATTATTATGTTTGTTGTGGCTATTGGTTTAACAGTTTATCGTATGGTATCTGCACCTAAGCCTAAAGCCCCTCAAGGACCAGGTAGAACACAAGTCTCAGGTGTAGATGTTATAGCTGATGGTCAACCAGAGTATCTACCTGTGGTGTACGGTAGATCACGGGTAGCAGGGGTCAGAGCTTATACCACTATCTCACCATCATTTGTGTATATAGACATACCTGATAATTTTCAAAGATTTAATCCAACGGCTAACCCTTCACTTACAGCTATTCTTGATAAGAGTGGTGCAGCAACTAAAAATTCTGTATTAACAACACAGATTGCAATTGCCCATGGACCTATTAATAGAGTAGTAGAAGTATTAATAGAGGATACTACTTCCGATAATCCTAGTTTTGCTTATAGAAGCAATAATACAACTCACAAAGATGCTGAAGTTGCTAATAGACTTCCTGAAGCATCTTGGCAGATTGATATATGCACTAATGGTGTAGCGCCTAATACTGCAACAAATGTCAAAGGGTTTACACATCCAAGAGGTTCTTCTACAGCATACTTTGCAGACATTGCCTATGCTACTTGTACTTTTAAAATTGATGAATTTGAATTACAATGGAACGGCATCCCTGATACAGCATTTCTAGTAGAGGGAATGAAAGTTCAGAAATGGATGCTATCAGGTACTACGCCAGTAGTTGATGGACCAAAAGTATATTCTGCTAATCCTTCTTGGTGCCTCCTAGATTATCTAACTAATACTATCTATGGTAAAGGTATAGATGTTGGAACTGAAGTAAATATTGAAAGTTTTATAAAAGCAGCAATAGTATGTGATCAGAGATTTAAAGAGTCTAACGCAGCAAATGCTTTAGATAAAGGCTATAAGATTGGCGGTGCTATTAACAAAGCCATTCCTACAGAGCAGTATAGAGCTATTTTTGAATGTAATATTACATTAGATACTGGTAAGCCAATGCGAGATAATATCGAAACATTACTTACTACAATGAATGGCGCAGTACTTACATGGTCTAACGGGAGATATAACTTACTAGTAATTCACCCTACTAGTATGACTGCATTAAATGCTTTAAGATACCTAGATGGTGTAGCACCACTGGCAGGTCAAGAAGATATAACATTACTGACAGATAATGACCTAGTACTAGACCAACAGATTGACGTAGCTTGGCCAGATGCTTCTACTAAACTAAACCAAGTTACTATACACTTTAAGAACGAAGCTAGAAACTTTAAAGATGATGCTATTACTTGGCCAGTACTCTATCAAGACGCTGAAATACCTGTAGCAGCTACTTCAGAGGTAATCACAGATCCTGTAGGTCGTTTTGTATGGACTGCTAATGCTAATGGCCATGACTACAGTAAATATGCTTTTGTAGGGATGTTTGCTAAATTTGGCGTTGCTAATAAAGGCGATAATGCAGGTGCTACAGATACTTTTAGAATTCACTGTGTAGGTGTTATAGGGAGCTATTCTATTGAAGCCGTCTGTACTGCTAGAATATCTTCTGTAAGAATTATTAGAGAGTATCCAACTTCGGGCTTGATTGAACAAGAGTTATTAAATTTAAGTACATGCGCTACACCTAGGTTTTATAATGATGAGACCAAAGTAGATGATCCATTAGGTGACAAATTTTATTATAATACTCTCTTAGGATCTACAACAAGACCTATTGGTTATAATGATACAATTATAGGTTCTGGTCCTACACGCCTTACATCAGGGGGACAAGAAGCTAAATTAAATATTTTAACTAATGAGGACATGTATTTAAGAATTGAAGTCACTTATTCTAGAACTGTTGGTATGTATTTTAATCAAAAAGATAGTACTGATAAGAAAAAGAAAAGACAATTCGAAGATTACAGCCCTAACGCTGGGGTTTCTTATGGCCTTTGTTTTATTGATTATTCAGCAGGGCACAATATTCTCTGGCAGACAGGTCAGCAATACTACACTGAATTTAAGATAGCTTCACCAAATGAAAAAGCTACTCTAGATGCTGCTAAGGCATTACATGATTCTTTAAAAGCTGAAGATGGAAATGTTATATTAGAGCGAGACTATACTATTCCAGGTATTAGCACTATCTATCACGCGTGGTTTAGAGCTGAAGAGTTAGTAAGAGCTAGTAGATTTAGCTTTAAGGTAACATTTAAGTATCTAGTAAAGAATCTCTATTTAGAACCAGGAGATGTATTTGCCATTCAATCAGTGGCAATGGGATGGGATACTCCTATAACTTTACGAGTCACTTCTAGTAGTCTTAATGAAGAGAACGTATGTTCAGTACAGGCAGATTATATCAGTACTGACTTGTATATTAAAGGAGTCAACTTACCTAATTTTTCATCTGATATAATACCACCCATTTATATTGGTACTTCTTATGACATGAGATCATTTGAATTTATCTCGGAGGCAAATGAGACTGTTGGTAGTCCAGGCACTTTAATATATGCGGCCCAGTTTCCTAATCTAGTAAAAGGCTTTGAAATCTCTGCTTGTTATAATTCAACTAAAGCAAGTAATGGTGCTTTAAGCTTTTCAGTAATTGTCCCTGAGACGTATGCCAGAGAGGTTGAATTACCAGCTACAACTGCCACTACTGCGATATATAGCATTAGAGCAATCTCGTATAATGACATCAAGGGTACTCCAGCGTATAGTATACTTACAGGTGCTCATACACTTTCTAGATTTGGTAATATGCTTATTTTAAGCTGTGATCAAGACGCACTTATCTACTCTAATGATAAACCAGTAGTTTCAACAATAACTCTTAAAGCAATTCTAGATGTTGTAGATTTACATGGAAAGGTATATACTTGGAAAGTAGGTGGAGTAGTTATACCTACACTAGTTGGCAATGAAGTTACCTATACACTACCTACAACCAAGCCTTTAAAAGCTTTAGAAATCTCTGTATCAGTAACAGATACAGATATCCCAGACTTGGCATTTTCTTTTACAGATACTATCAAACTTCCAATTCTAACAGGTGCAGATTCACCGCCTTTATTAGAATTTGCAGATAGCCTTCTAGTACTTGAAAGAGACAATATGCAATTGCCTAAAACAGTTGCATTGAACTATTACCTAAAAGGAGTGATAGCTCCACTGCCTGAATATACGATTGCAGCAGTAGGCTGTACTGCTGAGATAGTGGCGACTGGAATTAAAATTACTGAAGTAACTTCAGGCGCGGCTAGTACATATGTGATTGCAACAGCGGGAAGCCTTTCTACAACTGTTAAAGTTGTTTCGGTAACTAACACTACTTTTAATATTTCAGTAAACTTAATTAGTGAAGATAAATTAGTAGCTAAGTATAAATCTGACAATACATTAGACCCTCCTTCGTACACTATTGCATTTACTGCACAACTTAATGTACAAGATATTTCAGCGTATACTTTTGAATTCTATGTAAATGACACATTGAACCCTAACTCAGTTGACAATACTTTCATCTACTACCCTACTGAGCAATATGCAAATATGCCTGAGACTATTAAGGTATTAGTAAAAAGAGTAGTAGGTACTACTGAAACTCTGGTAGCAGCTGATTATGTAACTATCTTAGGGCTGCTAGACACTAGTGGAGCTGAGCCTAAAATGCAGTTAGCAAACGCATTTAAAGTACTGTCAGTAAACTTAGATAGCACTACTAGTATGGCGGATTCTGGTACTTATGGTGATGTGTATATTGGCACTACAGCGTTAACCTACTCAACAACAGATGTCAACGCAGTAAACGCACCGTTGGGTATTTATAATGTAACTGCTACACAGGTAGGTCTTTCAGGTGAACCTGAAATAGCTGTATCTATGAATAGTACAAGTGATGTTGGCTTTCATACAAATGACTACGCTGAAATGCTACCTACAACAAACCAAGCCACTATTACTTTTAATGCTAAAGTCAAAGATTTGAAAGGAGCAATTTTAGAACTATTACCTTTAGAGCAGAAATTAATTAGACAGACTTCTTTTGCTGTAACTAAACAGGTACTAGATGCTGCTTCATTGCATGTGTTAAGTACGAGTGCGGATATTTCGGTTATTCCAGTACCTACTGATATTGCTATTACTTATGTAGCAGACGCAGATGATGATGGGACTACTTCAGGCACTATATCATGGACTTACCCAACAGCCTATACGAGTATAGACGGCTTTGTTGTGTGTTATACAAGTACTAAATTAAATGCTCAACTTGATTTGAATCATCTAGATGTTGCGTCTTCAGCGGTATCTGTCAAAGTTAGTAAAGATATTAGAAGTTGTCAAATAAATGGGCTAGGTACTACTAAGTATATTTGTGCATTTATTTTTGCTTATCGAAAAGCAGACATAGCATCTTACAATACATTTGATGATGATACCTCGCATCGATATAAGACTTCTGACAATGATTTATGGATAGTCTCTCTTGTAGCTAGAAGTCATCTAACTGACGCTCTAAGCAGGTATACTAGTCGTCTAGTAGTTAATACCGATATCAAAGATGAAAATGGTAATACATTAAGTGTAGCAGAGGTATATGCTAATCTTGAAGATTTCAATTCAAAAAATAATACATCTACTGCGCCACTCCCTGCTGTTACATTCAGAACTCCTGGTATTGTTTACGACAATTCTAAAGTAAACTCAGGTAATATTGACTTTGCAGTGCTATGCAAGATGCCTAAAACATCTGATCTTGTTATGATAGACGGCATTGCAGTATTGTGCGAAGAGTACTTGACATCTAACTCGATTAACTTGTCTGGCGTAATACCAACTGAACAAGTTATTGCAACAAACTTAAGTACTGTATTTGTTCCAATAAGTTCCCCAAAGGTAGACTCAAATCCTCTCAACCCCACTCTAGGTGATTGGTGGTTTAATATACCATTTGATGAAATGAAAGTAAATGTATTTAGAAATGTGTTTATATTTACTTACAGAGAAGTTGATATTACCACTTATAATTCTACAGCTTATACTAAGAGAAAATTTCAGAAAGGAAATAGAAATTTCTTTTGTTCTGATGCTTATCAATTAGTTCCTAAAGACGGTGACTATTCCATCTACAATGGCACATTAGCGACATCAGCTGAACTTAAACTGCCAGACGGTACAATAATCAAGACAGCAGACTTATATGCTAATTTGGTAAATACGTCACCTTTGAATGACGCATCTGTTGCTGCTATTTCAACTCCGATTATCAGTACTAGCAATGGCATAGTCTACTCTAACACATATACTAATTCAGGTAATATTGATTATATATTTAATTTTGGTACATTAAATATAATACCTAATGGTACTCCTGGGAACGATAAAGACTCTATAGATGGTTTTGCAATTTTAGAAGTCATAACAGCTGATAAAACAGATTTGATTATTGATATAACTCCTGAAAAAATAATGACAAATCCTAGTAATTTTGTAGTGTCAGCAAGTGTTGGGCAAGCTGCTACCGCTCAAAATCAAATGGGTCAAACAGTCTACGCTGCAGAAGTAAAAGAAGCCAAAGCTAAAGCTGCGAGAAGCTTATTTATAGTGGCTTATAGAGAGGTTAGTACTGCAACATTTGCAAAAGCAACTACTAACATTAAAGTAAGAGTAGGAAAGAGAATGTTTTTCTGTTCTGAAGTGGCTAGAAGCCATGCAAATGGTGAGTTAAGCTTATGTACCCTTCCATTGACAACAACAGCAGAGTTACAGACTATTGATGGTGTTGTATTGCAGACTACTAAGTTGTATGAAAATTATCTTGATTTTAATAGTGGAAATAATAATTCTTTTGCCACAATAGATAATAACATAACTAATATACAGCTAAGCTATCTTAAAGACACTGATCCAACTACTGCATTAGTTACTAGTGTACATCCTTCAGGTAATGTAGATATCACTCTACAGTTTGAATTTGGAGGAAATGTCACAGGCGTCGATTCTATTGATGGCTTTTGTGTACTATTAGAGGGCATGAAAACAAATGGAACTATTCCAACTCCTACATTTGACAAGATGTTTAAGAATGCTAATAGTAAATTTATAGATGTTTCAGACCCTGTTTTAGCTGGAAAGTATGCAGTAATCTTTGAAGATGTATCTCCTGTGTTATTTAGAACTGCTTTTGTGTTTCCTTTCAGAAGAGTATCTAAACCTGCTTATGATAAATATGATACTCCATTAGTACGAGTGCTACCAGATACTGTAGCAAACAAACCACAGTATAAGAAGTTTGTAATAAAAGGCAAAGAGTATATTTGTGTCCCTAATATAGCGCCTGCAAGAAGTCATGCAAATACTGTATTATATCAAGCAATGACTGAACAGATTATGCAAGCTTTTGTTGCTACTGAATATGGTAACCTATCAATAGCTAATGGTATTGGTGATTTTAATCTATCATCTGCTGACGGCTTAATGGGGAGTGTTAGTGTCTTGCCTGCAGTCGATACTACTAAAGTAACAGTAGTAATGGCAGGTAATAAAAGTGGCACAATTGATATTACAATTAATTGGGAATACCCTGCCGAGGATAGAGCAGGGCTAGATGGTTTCATTATTGATATTATCACCAATGATAAGAGCAGTACAATGACTAAAGCGACTATAACAAAGCTGAAAGGTTATGTCACTGTTGATGAGGCAGGTACAGACTCTGCAAACCCCGATAAGTCTTCTTATACATTTCTAAATCAGCCTATTAAATCTTTTTATAATTTTACAATTATTCCTTACCATGTAATTTCAGAAGTTACTTTTAAGAAAGCTAAAAATGTTATCTTAGGCAAAGGAAGAGTTGCAAGAGTAGGTAAGGTACCTATATTATATGAAGCTACTTATGGCTTGGTATTGGCCGCAGGTATGAAATACAGTAAAAGGGATACACAAGGTGGTACCCAGCCTGTATTAGCCACCGCTGGTGATTACTGGTTAAATACATTTGCAGGTTTTACCGCAGGTATTCCTACATTACAAACTGCTAGATTTGATGGAACTTCTTGGGAGGCTTTAACTACTGCTGAGTATGCTGAAAAAGCCATAACGCAGACTGTTGAGTTAGCACAAGAACCTACTTGGCATACTGGTTTTTATTTTAAAAATATTAGTAGTAATACAATAGCGGGGATTGTGACTCAAGATACAGCTAAATGGGATGACAAATTAGATAAATGGATTAGTTTACAGACCAAACCGATGCTCTTTAATTACCCTATAGCTGATTTAAATTCGTATCCACCTAATACTAATTCTTACTTTTTAGCAAGTGTTGCTCCTTTTGTGCTATATAAAGGATTTAATGGAAAGTGGAATCTAATTAATACACTAGTAGCAGCTCAGATAGGTACTGCAAAACCTGCTAAAAACTCAACTCAACTTGCTTTCTTTGATAAGAAAGCTATCATATACTATTATAGACCTAGCACGTCTAAGATATGGATTAACTAATAGGAGGAATAATGTCATTTGGCGATTATAAAAATCCTGGCGTAACTGCCGTAAACACAGATGACACCCCTTTTACAGACTCTTCTACAAGCGAGGTAGTACCAGCAGGTGCTACCGCCGTTTGGGATGGGGATAATTGGGATGTTATTATTTCACCCGCTATAGAAAGTAATGTCGCGCCTGCTAATCCAATTGATAATCAAATATGGGTAGACTCTTCATTATCTCCAAAGCAAACAAAGATATGGCGAGACCATATAGAAAATGGTACTTGGCTCGTTATTGGCATTCCAGAAGCTTCAAGGATAGCACCAAAAGGTTTATTCAACCTCGGTGATCCTTACATTGTAGGTGATGTTGTAACTTTTAATGATGTTACATACTATTGCACAGCAAACACTAGTGTCGAGCCCGCTGCTTTATCAGCAGCATGGTCAGTATTAGTGCCTGCCAGTGATAGTTCACCAGATATTCAAGTAAATTTCACTAATGATAATTTTGTAATTTCAGCTAACTACGCAGCAGGGTACACTGCAAGTGATAGCTATGATACCACTATTACAGTAACTAGAAATGGTGTGCAAGTATTACCTAGTGCTACAGCTGTAGCTAGTACTTTTGTTTGCACTATTGAAACTTCAGATCAGAATGAAATAACCCCTGGAACTTTAACAAAGGGCGAAACCTCTTATACTCTGTCAGCGCCTACTGCTATATCTTTAACTGAGACATCTTACCTAGTGGTCAAGACAGTAGTAAGAGATAAGACAGGTACTGGAGTTGCTAAAACTGTGTATACCAGAGTTAACTATACTCTAGTAAGAACTGTAGAGGTCTCTGCCGCTGGAGGGACCCCTACTTTTTCAATAGGGACTGTTGAAGCTGCTACAACCGTACCAGAAGTTACTATGTCAGGTACTGCATTAAATCCTGTATTAAACTTCAAATTAATTAAAGGTGAGGCTAGCACTGTACCAGGACCTCCACCTTTAGTAACCGTAGGAACTGTTACAAGTGGATTAACTCCTAATGTTGTTGCGTCAGAAACAGAACCAGGTAAGGTAAAATTTGATTTTATACTTGCTAAAGGTGCTGATAGTACTGTACCAGGGCCTGCTTACCCTATTCATGTTATTGTTGCAGACTCACCTACCGTTAGAGGAAACTCCAAAGGTATCCTTAATGTTAGCTCTGTTGTATTTGATTTAACAGAATTGACTGGTTACTATGCTGGCGCAGAAAAAGGAACTGCTGACGTAACTTGGACAATTTCTTTACAAACAGCTACTGAGCTTATTCTTGTTGACACTACAGCTAATAAAACATGGAAAGCCAGTGTAGCTATAAGTAACATTGTAAAAAGTATTATAGTAAAAGCAGCATTCAAAGTAGGGACTAAAGACACAGTATGTAATTATGTAGTGCCAGTTATAATGGATGGTAGAGACGGTAATGACGGCATCCCTGTGACTTATGATATAATCGGAGGACCGGCTAGTCTTGAGTTTGATGATGTTACTAATAAAAATATACTGAAAAAGCTGATATTAGATGTTACTAAGACATATAATGGCATAACCACTTCGACAGGTCTGACTGGCTACTTTACAGCTTTTGCATTATCTTCAAGTGGTGCATATGATGCTACAGTAGCTGGTAGCCCTTTTACAGGTACGACAGCTACTATTGATGTCAGTGAAATTTACAATAGCATATTAGTTTCTTATTGGCTGACAACATCAGGTGAGAGTGTCAAAGTTGCATCTCGTACTTTTGCAAGAGTGCCTACAGGTCGTAAAGGCGATAAAGGCGAAAAAGGAGATAATGCTACATTTGAAGTAGACTCAACAATAACACTTGCAGCAGGCTCAATAGCAACGGTAGAGAATACAGGAACTTCGGCAGTAGCTAAACTCAAATTCAGCATTCCAAAAGGTGATAAGGGAATGCAAGGCGACGCGGCTACCGTAACTGTAAATAGTGTAACCGATGGTGATATTGCAGCAGTTACAAACTCTGGTACAGCTTATGCTGCTGAGTTAGATTTTGTATTACCAAGAGGAGAAAATGGCACTAGAACAGGTGTAATGACGTTATTTAAATGGTCATTAGATAAACCTAGTAGCAAACCCTCAGGTAGCTCTACATATACATGGGCAGATGGGACATTCAGCGCTCCTGCCACTTTAAATAATTGGTCAGAAACGATTGGGCCTTCAGCTGGTGGGTTTACATTGTGGGCCTGCAGGCTTCAAGTTATTAATAAGACTGACAGTGCTACTACCGGGGTTGATTGGGGAAATAGTACAATACTTGCAGCTGGTTCATCGGGCCCTAATTCTTATGTTTGGGTAAGATACGCAGATGATGCTAGTGGTCTTAATATGACTGCTACACCTGGCAATAAGATGTTTATTGGGTTGGCTTTTAATAAGACAACAGCAACTTCAACTAATGCTGTTGCAGACTATAGCTGGACACAGATAAGAGGTATAGATGGTATTTCTACTACGCTATACACTATTATCCCAGTTGAGGGCGCAATAACAATAACTGCAGCAGGTGTTATTACTCCAAATGTTATAACTTTCAATGCGTACAAGAGAATGGGTAATGGCGCATTAGTACCTGAAGACGATTATAGTAATTGGACGCTCTCTATAGATGCTGGCGGAGAGACAGATAATAATCTTACAGTAACTACTAGCGGTGGTGTCGGGGCAGTAGCAGGCGCTGTATGTAAAGCAAACCTGGTAGGTGCAACTATAACTTCAAGAGTTAAAGCTAGGATTTATAAAGAGCCTGCAAAGACCACACTGTTAGCTGAGTATACTATGCCTGTTGTATTTCAGGGTCCGAAAGGTGATACAGGCTCCTCAGCAGCAATTGAGTCTATAACAGCCGTAACAGGAGATCCTGGAAGTGCTGCAAGTGTTTCTTATGGAGGCACAGCAACTGCTAGAACCATAACATTGACTGTTCCGCGTGGTAATGTCGGAGCTACCCCAAATATTACAATAGGTTCTGTAACTGCTAGTGCTTCTGGTGGGTCTCCTAGTGTTGCTTTAGCAGCTACTAGTACTAATACAGCTCCTAAATTTGATTTTGTATTACCGAGAGGTGATAAGGGTGACGCTGGTACTATTGATAGTGTTACAATCAAGACTGGTCTTCCAAATACTTTAGCAGGGCTAGTACTAGGAGGGACAGCGTCTGCTAGAACTATGGAATTTACTATTCCTGAAGGAAAGATAGGTAAGACTCCTGTAATTAGTGTAGGTACTACTATCTCTGCTGCTGAAGCTAAAGTAATTAAATCAGCTGATAGCACAGATGCAAATGTTATATTTAATTTTGAATTACCCAAAGGTGATAAGGGTGATACAGGCACTATTACAGTCAGAAATGTAACAACAGGTGCAGCAGGCTCTTCTGTTACTATAGCGAATGCAGGTACAGCATCTAGCGCATTGTTAGATATCTCAATACCTAAAGGTGATATTGGTATTACTCCTCAAATTGGTATAGGCACAGTTAGTGCCAGTGCTTCTGGTGGCACTCCTAAGGTTGAAATGGCAGCCAGCAGTACACTTACAAATCCTAAATTTGATTTTATATTACCTAAAGGTGATAAGGGTGATATTGGTCCTTCGTTATATATTATTGCTGATAGACAATTAGTATTCTATTCTATGGATGGTCTTACTGAAAATCTTGCAGGTGGCCCAATAACACTTACAGCTATTTCATCAGGTCTGACAGGTGATATTTCATGGTCTTATACAGGTCTGGTCAGCTCGCCTACAGCTAGTACTAGCGCAACCTATACTATTACTCAAGCAAATTTTGGCAGTTCTTCTTGCGCTCAAATAACATGTACTATTGGTTCTTATAAGGCTAGTGTAACTATTTATAGATACGAAGCTAGTAGTGCAGCTCCACATGCTACAGTAGGTGCTAATTGGCTTACTAATGTAACAAATAAGCCTACTAAACTTGGAGATATAAATAGCACTGAAGGTACCTTGCTGAATTTATTTAGTTACAGTAATGGTTTAGTTAGTTTAAATGCTAACTTTAGTTCTAATGCAAATATTACAGCTTATGATACATCTGATAGAACTCTAAAAGAAGAAATTAAATGGCTAAAAGATCCACTAGAAAGATTAATGGAAATACCAGCAGTTAGCTTCAAATGGAATGAAGAGTACTATGACAGATACTTATCAAGAACTCACCCTTTGAGTGATATTGGTGTAATAGCTCAAGATGTTCAAAGAGTTCTACCAGAAGCTGTAAAGATAAGAGAAGACGGTATATTGGCTGTTAACTACATGAAGTTAATACCTCTCTTAATAGGCGCAATAGCTGAGCAGCAAAAACAAATAGAGGAATTAAAAGATGCCATACTCTCTACTGGACGTTAATGCAGAAATGGGAGGTAGTGGAAATGAGAAAATGTCAATGGATGCTGAGAATGTTAGACAGCATCTTTTGGCAGAACCTCATCCTGCACCTGTAAGATTATATCCAAATTTATCTCCTGGAGGCATGAATGCAGTTGTACTTACTGTAACAGTTCTTTCAGATTCTCAAGTTAGATTTAACTGGACTGGAGGTCATAAATATGGCACATACCAGATAAGGGGCAGATTTAAAAATGTCGATGATACGTGGACAAATATTACAACATCTGAAAATATTCTTAATGGTAGTGTCTATACATTCAATCATGCTGCACATATCGGGAATACAATGTATGGCATATTTGAATTGTTTATTGTACTCAGGTTTGCTACTCTAACAGGCGGTATGGCAGACTTTTTACCTTCTAACATTGTTACTGTTCAATTAAGTGATTGGGAATTTCCCGATACTTTTAGAGATCCCATCTTATATGGCATTGACAATGTACATGACTCTGATTATCCTAACTGGAAGAGTCCTGGATTTCGATACGATATGCAGTGGCTTGTACTGGCGCTATGGGATAAGGGCGTTAAGACTTCTGAAATTGAAGGTTCTATTTTTAGGACAGACTGGGCATTCTGCAATATATACGTCAAAAGAAACATAACTATATATTGTAGTAAAACAATAGGTGCATCATCTTACCTTACTCAAACTACTGCTGTTACAGGAGATTACTACCCTCCTTCTCCAGGTCTAACAATTGGTCTTAAAATTCCTGATGTAGACTTTACTTTTATATTTAGTGGCTCAATAATAGCAAGTGAAACTGTTGCAGTAAAAGGACAATTTAAGCAGAATACAAACTATGTGACAAACAATACTGTTGATGTCGATGGTACTTTATATACTTGTATTAAAGATTGTGTAAATATACTTCCAGGAAATCATGCTTCATGGGGCAAGTACTGGATGTATACTGAAAGAAATCCTGCAATCCCTTTATTAATACATGGCATACATAATGCTAGTAGTACTACTATTATAAATAATGGTACTATTAGAGGTGGAGGAGGTGGCGGCGGGTGTGGCGGTAATACAGTAGTATGGGATACTTATTACTATCCTAGCTGGATCAATAAACCCTATCTAATAGGCGATTTTGTAAAACATCAAGGTATGCTGTATTGTTGTATAAATCCCCCGATTGCTGCTTACTTCAATGCCAGCTTTTCATATTCAGTTCCTGCAGCAAATGCAAGTACTATCTATTGGAAACTATATTCCCAAAATTTATATCCATTTAATAGAGGCTCAGATGGTATGCAAGGTGGTATTGCAATCAAAAATGATACTCTTAGTTATGTAATTCTTGAAAACAATGGAATAATACATGGTGGCGGTAATGGTGGCGCAGGTGGAAGACCAAATACTATATCACAACTGCTACCTAGAGATTTTGCTGTTGGTGTTGTAGGTACTAATGGAAGAGATTCAGCAGGCGGTGATGGGGGCAACGGTGCAGGATATTCTCTTACTGAAGTAGATCCTATTAATGACTTTAAGTATAAAGGTGATATTGGAGGACTTGGTTCTGATAATAGCCTGATAGCTGGAGGAGATGCTGCTGGTCCTGATAATGATTATGCATTTGGGGGTAAAGGAGGTTTAGCATTTACTGGGCAACCTGCATGGGGTGTTGGTAGGTTTAGCATAGTAGGTAATCGTAAGCCATATCCACCTATCCTAATATTAGAAGCTTATCCAAAGCAAGTTTATATTGATATAGTTCCACTAGATCCACTAGGCGGAAATACAGCGCTGGGTTATGACATATATAATTCAAATATATTAGTAGGCTCTGCTACTAGCGCACTTAGGGTCACAGGTCTTCTTCCAGACACTGTCTATTATTTTTCTGCAATAGCATATAATGGTGCACTAAGGTCTGCAGAGACTCAAAAATATTCTATAAGAACTAAATTAAATGAGCCTATCGTTAGTATTATAGATGATGGATTTACTTATAACTCATTTGCTGTAAAAATAACTGTAGAAGCCCCAGCAGATAGGTATGAGATCTATATAAATGAAGTATTGACTACTACTTTAATATATAATGGTGCTGATACTCTGATATATAAGACAGGGCCAGTAATGGAGATGTCAACAACTTATTATGTTAGGGCAAAAGCTCTCTATTCTTCTGTAAATGAATCTTTCTTAAGTGGTAACTATGCAGTGACAACTACGTATGCGGCAGTTCCACAAAAACCTTATGATCTAGTAGTTACTCAGACAGATAGGTCTAGTGCTGTATTAGAATGGAGTAGTTATGCTACTAGTTACGAAATAACCATTAGTGGAAGAGCAATAATTACTACTACTGTAACTAATCTTCCTCTTCGTGATTTGGTCTTTAATGCAAAGTATGATATAACTATTGTTGCAATTAATTCTGAAGGGCGATCTCCTATATTCTCAGCTAACCAAATAGTTCTAATTGATGTATATCTTCCAGAACTTTCAGTAACTTCAATAACATCTACTACTTGTGTAATTAATGGAAATTTACCAGCAGAACGTGATCTAAAATGCTATCTAGCCTGGTATGATGCAGATGATTATCTCACAGAAGAAATACGAGTATACTACACGCCTGGAAGTGTCTATAATATACCAAAGACATCTCAAGGTCGCTACGAACTAAGGGTAAGAGGTTATAATCCTGTTACAGATCATGAGGTATGGACTGGTATCCTCTCTATAAAATTATTACCTTGGATAATAACGTCGTCAACATCAGCGCCTAGAAGTTTATCTGATGGTTACTATTTTGATGATCAATGGGCACGTATAGCTACTAATAATCTACTTGCAAGTAACTTAGAATCTAGATTAGGTAGGGATATACAATATACTACATCTTCTAATAACTATGGTACTAGTTCTTTACCTAAGCCATATAAGGTAACAATTACTGGAAATACACTCCCTGTAAAATTTACTCTAATTACTAATGGTGTAATTAAGGGAACTACTGTATCTGTTTGGTCATCTGTAGCGGATGTTGCAATGTATATTGAAAGCACTTGTACTGTTGTTGTCTACAACTATGGAACTATTTGCGGTAGAGGAGGTACTGGAGGACTAGGTGGTTCTTCTCTTCAAATAGGTGACTATAATGGAGAAGATGGTATAGCTGGTGGTGACGCTATAACAAATTTTAACGGTGATCCTACAAGTGATAACCCCTTAATAATCTATAATTATGGCATCCTAGCTTGCGGAGGAGGCGGGGGCGGAGGAGGTGGTGGAGGTGGGTCTGATTACTACGATAAGACTAAGAAAGTATATACTTACGCTGATGCTATCTATAAAAGAGCTACCTTCCATACGATTCCTAGTTCTTATATTGGCGGTTCTGGAACAGCTGGTAAAGCACGTTCAGGTTCTGGCGGTCTTGGGGGCACAGGCACTGATGGTAAACCTGGTAGTGGTGGTTATGGTACTCTTGGATTTGCAGAGTCTGGAGACAATGCTACAGAATCCACAGGCGGTGCAGAAGGAGTAAAAGGTGTTGCAATAGCTGGAAATGAAGCTATAATTTATAATTTTAATACTTATTATCCATAGGAGATAGTATGCTACAGAGATTCAAAGAACCTTCAACATGGTTAGGGATTATAACAGGAACAATTGCAGTACTCTTGCAATTTCACCTTATAGAACTTACACCAGAACAAAGAGATGCCATTCAAGAACTTTTAATTATAGTTCTAGGTAATGGATTAGTGATGACTAAAGACAGTTAAAGGAAGCCCTGATAGAAAATATCAGGGCATTTTTTCGATGATTATAAGAAAGCCTAAAGTAAATGAAATTCATATGTATTATGAAATAGCCTTGCAGTGTTCATTAGAGAGCCGTATAAAAGAATTTGATATTAATAAGGACTACGTAATGAATAATATTAATGCAATGATGAGAGGAGAATATTTTTATGTAGTAGAAAATGAAGGAGTACCAGTAGGGTGGATGGCAGCATCTAAAAGAAGTGCTTCACTTTATTGTGATAGATTAGTACTAGCAGTAGATAGTTATCAATGTAATTTAAAAGGTAGAAAAGCTGTTACAGCTATGCTAGATATTCATGAGCACTTATATGATTATGCAAATACTATCAATGTAGAAATGGTTCTGACAGGTTCTGTTCTGAATTCAAAAAAGACTTATAATAAAATATTAAAGCACGAGGGCTGGGCTGATTATGAATTTATGTTATTGAAAATGACAGATAAATATCAAAATAATAAAATACGTAGAAGGGTTCTGACTATAGCCGAAAAATAAAGAAAGCGAGGTCAATGCAAAAACGTCGCCTGTGGCACGCGAGTTCGGGGCATGGCAACCGTATCGCCCGCGAAAATTCGGGGAGCGTACCCCCGCTAGCCGTCGCAGAAACGGGTGGCGTGTGGCAACTACTGCAAAACCGCAGGAAGGTTAACCCGTCAGGTCTCCCAGTATAAGGAAAATTATGTTAATCAATGAATTAAAACTAGCTAATAAATCTGAAAGATGTTCTTTAGTAATATCTTTATTAGATAAGAACAATACCCCTTGGAGATCCTCTAACAGAGGAATCCATATCACAGTAGAACGTGAACATTATAAATTAGATATATGGCCTACTACTCTCAAATTTAGGATAACAGAATATCCGTTAGGTGAAGGAAATACTTTCAGTGGTGCTGAAGAATTCTTAGAAAATCTGGAAAAGTATTTGCGCAAATAATGGTATCTTATATGAATACCATAAGGTATATCATAACCCATTAGGAGTAGTATCATGTTAGTAGAATTAAATAATGCAGCAGGCAATTGTGCAACTTTAGCATTTGGATTAAATGTAGCACTAGAAACAAGATTGTATAAAAGCGGATGGAGACAATTCTCGTCTGATATAGACTTTAAGACGAAAGGAGAAGCATTGTATAACGCCCTTTTAAGTCCAAGAATTTATCTTGATTTAGAAGATGGCGAAAGTTGGGATAAATGCAGCTTATCTATTTCAAAATTAAAAATAAAGAGGGGAAGTTCAGATGTTAGAGCTGAAATTGTTGAGCTTAAGGATGGATCTTTTGATATAGTAATTGTGTATTCAGTTTTTGATGATGATCTTGGTGATTATAACCTTGATCTTGAAATGAGAGGTGTACACTCTAATCATGAGGATTTATCAGCAGTTATTAATTGGGCGGCAAGCCTTGGCATTAAATTTGTAAAGTAGGAGAATAGTATGTTAGATTTAATAATAATCAGCGCAGGTTTTGCGGTATGTGTAATATGGTTAAGATGTTTTAAAGAACCTACATATGTATTAGGTAAGAACCACATCAGTTTTAAAAAATAATTTATTGGAGTAAGTTATGAGAGTTATTAAGACACATTTTAAAGATATCATTTTCAATAGTAAAGACAAAGTAGTAGCCGTAAAGAAGTATGCCACACATGCCACTAAGTCCCATAAAAGTATAAAATTAGAACCCCCCTATATTTATATGGTTGGAGATAACTATATTGGATATCATAAACTTAGTAATAGGTATGAGGTTGTGACTATTAGAAGAAACAAAGGAGCTGGTAAATGCCATTTAGCAAACTTTGCTAGTAGGAGTGGTGCTGAAGGTTTTTTAAAGTATCTTTTATTTTCACACTACACTTATAGCGAGTTATTAGAAATGGCAGGTCTTCCACAAGATCCACGTTATACAGATCGGCCATCCTTCTTTCAATTTGAAAATTCTAATTTTGAATATCCATATAATGATATGTATGCGATTTTAGATTCAGACATACCTTTGAAACAGCTAAAAATGTTGCAAAAGAGAATTTCAGACTTTTTAAGTGAAAAATAAAACACGCAAAAACAAGTATCTTATATGAATACCATAAGGTATCTCAATAACTATAATTAACTTTTTGGAGTATTATCATGTTTACAGTTGAAATCAACAGAAAAGCACTTGAATCACAATTAGAGCTAGCGCAAGCAGCTCTAGATGGCTTAAGAGCAGATGACGTCTTTAAAATGCTGCCAGGTTATTCAGTAATGGTAGCACGTAAAGAACGTGAAATTGAAGAATTAAAAATTCGTTTAGCTTAATTATTTGGAGAGCAGTCATGAGAAGAATCGACCACGCACAAAGAAACATTGCAAGATTATTTAAAACAAGAACAGCAGTAAATGCTAAATCAGTTAAGAAAGAGTTAGTAAATCCTCTAGTAGCAGGGACTACTGGTGCAGTAGTAGGCGCAACAAGCTTTGCTAGAAATACTAGCTTAGCACTATCAGTTACCTCTGAGGTAGTTGGTGGTACGGCTGTTGGTATTCTATCAGTAGGTACGTTAGCAACAGCAGGAATCTTAGGGTATGTAGCTTATAAAGCTGCAAGAAAAATCCTAAGATAAACACAACCCAACCTATTAGAGGCCCTTAGGCTCCTAATAGGTTGGTATTTAATTTTTTTTTTTCTCCACAACTAAAGGAGGTAACATGTTAGCATTAGGTTTAAAATGTATGACATTAGCCTTGTATCTCGAAGGCCGAAATCAATCTGAAATGGTTCAGACAAAGCTGGCTGAAGTAGTAATGGAGAGAGCTGATTGGCAACCTGCTCTCGTTTGTAAAGTATTGAAAGAACCAGCGCAATTCACTGGTTATCCACACAGGGTAAAGCTTCCAATACCTAAAAATAAACCCGACAGGGTTGCACTAGTGACTGTAAATAAAGTCGCAAGGAAGGTGATGTTTGGCAGCAGTCGCCCTAAGCATCGTTGTAAGTTCTTTAATCATAAAAGATTAGGAAAGCGTTTTAATACTAGCAATAATGCAGTCATTGCTGGTGATTTTATATTTTATTAGGAGGATATATGGAGTACGCAGTATTAGGTCTATTAGTAGTAAATACGCTGTTACTATTAGCAGTATTTGGGGGAATCAGAATGGTAATAAGTTTACAAGACTCTATAAGCCAAGTTCTTATCAAAGGCAATAGTATTCATTAACACTAACAAAGACAGAGGACTGTCTATTTTGGAGGCATTTATGCTACCGTTTATATTGGGAGTTGTAATTGGCGCAGCCTTTACTAGCTCTAAGCGATACGATCGAGAGATCAATAAAATATTAAAAACACGAAAAACAAGGCTACAAAATCTTAGACAACAACCACAAATAACGCTTGAGGGTATGGAATACGATTCAAAAGCAAAAGAGTACTTTGTGTCTATGATAACTGTTGATAGAAATACTTTTACACTTAGTACAATTCCTATTATGCTGAATGAGGTAAAATACTATTCAGTAATAATAAAGAATCAAGTAAGACCATTTTTAATTGACAAACTTGAACGCCTAAAGTTGCAAGACTTTATGGGCTAGACTAACTCTATGAGGCGGTGCAGCTCATAGGGTCTTGCAGTATTTTTCATGACCTCCCTTCGGGGAGGTCTCCTTATTTTTTTTTTTAGGAATTATATGAAATACTGTATGACACTAACTGCATCACTCATGATACTAGGGCCAACACACCAAGCGTTATTTATGGGTACTTTAATTTATCTTTATTGCGTAGGTAAGAAATATGTTGGTTAGATTAATATTATTACTATTGATATCGGAGGCAATTAATGGAAGTAGCAACGATAGAAACGCTGTATCTGTATACAAGACCAAAAAGAAGCGGTGATCCAATTCTATTTGCAGAGCTTATTACAGCTATGGGTAGGGCACTTTCAGATTCTAGATGTTCGACTGAAAGAGCCAGAATTGGTGCTAACTTTATTTACAATCTAGAAGAGCAGTGTATTCTAGAACTTCAACTGAATCAAGATAATCAATATATAATTAAGATTATCAATGATGCATGGATCTTAGATATAATGAGGAAGTGTGTAAAGATCCATCACAGTACTTTTCCTTCTCTACTACCATATGATGACTGGGATAAATTTTATCATAGTACAGGTGCTAAACTAATAAAAAGTAAAGCACCAGAATTGAAAAAGATAAGCCCTAATACTCATCCTATTGTATTTGATAGTATTAACAGGTCTCAAAGTGTTGGTTGGAATATCAATAAAAGAATTCTACCAATAGCTGAGTGGTGTCTGAAAAGACAAGAAGCGGCTTTTAGTGATATCTGGAATCAAGTAAAGAAAGAAGCTAAAGCAACAAAGTCTAGAGAGTCTAAGACAATCATTCAGATTGCTAAAGAGTTTATTAATTCAACTTTTTATCATCTGTATTATCTTGACTTCCGTGGCAGGTGTTATCCAACTACTGCATACCTTCACGAGCAAGGTTCAGATCTAGCAAAGGGTTTATTACTCAGAGCTGATAAGAAAAGAATCGGTGAAGGTGGTTATAGATGGTTATGTATCAGTATAGCATCTAACTGGGCAGGTGCAAGTGGTCGTCCAGATGGTGCAAAGACTGATAAGATTCCTATGTTAGAAAGGTATCAATGGACTCAAGCAAATCTAGATGTGTTGCTTAGCTATGCCAGAGATCCTCAGAAGAACAAAGGATGGATGGATGCTGATAAGTGTTGGCAGTTTCTAGCAGCTTGTATAGAGCTAAAGAAAATACATGATACTGTATTATATCATGGAGCAAATATTTATGATTATGAAAGTCATCTAGAATGTTTTATAGATGGCTCAACTAATGGCTCACAGCATCTGGCAGCACTTACTAGAGATGAAGTAACAGCACCATATGTTAACTTAGTACCTAGTAGACTGCCTGGTGATTTATATACGTATGTTGCAAACTCTATATGGAAATTTGTCAGTGTTACGTTAGCTGATCTAGATCCCAATCTAGTAGCTGCAGCAGAAGTATTTGTAGATACTATAATTGAAATGAAAGCACAAGTTAGAAACACTGAACCTAGAAGTGAACTAAGAAAAGCGCATTCAGAGAAATTACAGTATTATAGGAATCAATATCACTATCTAGAAGAGACAGCAGCTTTTGTCTTCTGGAATAGAGTTAAAGATTTAAAAGAACGAAGAAAGATCGTTAAACGTGGTGTAATGACTTTACCATATGGCGGGACTTCTTACGGTCTTGGAGAGCAGGTTCTAGAAGACTCTAAAAAGCATGGAATAGATCTCTTAAAAGATCTTGATATGAAATGGGGCACTTTCATGGGTAGACTTATCTTTATGAACTGTAAAGATTCATTAAAGAATCCTATGAAACTTCTAGATATATTTAGTAAAGCAGGAGTGAAGGCTGAAAAAAGAGATGAGTATCTTTCTTGGACAGTACCTGTAACTAAGTTTCCTGTAATCCAGCATTACGATGAAGGTACAATAAAGAAAGTGTTAATTATGTATGGGGGTAGAGAATTAAAGATATCTATCTATCACTCTGAGTTTCCTACTAAAGCTAAAAGGAAGCAAGGGCAAGGAGCAGCACCTAATATTGTTCATTCACTTGATGCAGCACATCTAATGCTTACTAAAGTAACTTGTCCATTTACAGTAACAACTATTCACGATTCTTATGGATGTTTGTTAGCTGATATGGATGATTTATTTAGAATAGTTAGAGAGACATTTGTAGATCTTTATAGAGTAAATCCATTAGATTATTTGATGGAAGAAATTCAAGGAGATATGAGTGGTTTAGAAATCGGTGCGCTAGATATCAATAGTGTACTAAAATCAGAATATTGCTTTAGTTAAGGAGAGCAAATGAAAGAATTTAAAGATATTAAAGATTTAGAAAATTTACCACACGTAGACAATCTTATTGACGTTATTACAGATAGTCTTGATATTGATACAGCTTTAGATTTTATTGCTGGATTTTCTTTCATGTCTATTTTTGGGGGTAATCTATTCCTGATTGAGACTAAAGAGGACTTGAAAAGTGTCTGTCCTGATTTAGAATCAGATGAAGGTTATATAACGCCTTTTGATACATACGACTATGTTACTGACCTACCTACTAGTGATAAAAAGCTGTACCATTTGCTCACTATTATTAATAACAACTCTGGTGGACCGACTTACATTGTCCCTTCAGAGCTTGTAGACCAAGATGTAGAATTTCTTATTGCAGCAGTATTAGCGCAAAATTGAGAGGATATTATGAAAGTATTAAAACAAGTTGAAGCATTTAACACTACAGCTGAAGATATAGAAGAGCTATTTCGCATTATGTATCATTGTGAAAAATTCACCTTCAATGGGCATCAGATAGTAGGTTTGACATTTGATCAAAACGGTCTTAAAATTACTGTATTAATTAACGCTGTTAAATTTACTGTTAATCTTAATCCAGAAACAATATTAGTACTTGACGGACATAGATTATCTATGGTTACTAGAAAGGTTTTCAATAAGGAGTACATTAAATGGGCATGATGACAGCTAATATAGTGTCACACAGTATTACAAATGATTCTGATGAGTTGCTGATAGAGTTGTTTGTAGAAGAGAAAGATGTGTTTAACATCTATATTGCTAAAGATGATATGTCTATTGAAGACATTAAATGTATTTTTGGCGCACTTAACTCTGTTTACAATAAGTTAAACGGAAAATAATCTAATCTCTAAGGAGAACTAAAATGGCATTACCAGTACCTGAATTGAAAACAAAAGTTGTAATCCGTGACGTAGTATTGAAATACGCCCATCTAGGTCGTCCAAGCGGAAAGTTCACTCCTGAGAATCCTACATACGAGGTTAATATTACTACGTATGATATGGATGTAAAGAAATTGCTACAAGCAATGGGTGCAAAAGTAGAGACCGATGTTGAAGAAGAAAGCGGAAAAGCCTGCCATTCTACTACACTTCGGAGTAAATCTTTGAATGTAAAAACAGGTGAGAAGATGATACCACCAACAGTAGTAGGTATGAATAAGCTTCCAATAGATCCTAATATTATTGGTAATGGTTCTATTGGTGATGTTGTTATTTCTTCTTACGCATACACTTTCAAAGAAAAGAAAGGTACTGCAGTAAATCTACATGCAGTTAGAGTTAAAGTTCTTCACAAGTATGAAAGAGCAGAGTCTAATAGCCTTGACTTATTTGAAGATGATGATTCAGAAACTGTAGTAATTGAATCTGAAGAAGCATCTGCAGATGATTTTGATGATATGCCTTACTAGGAGCTGATATGGTTAATGAAGAGATCAAGAAAGAAGGTAGTCCATATAAGGGCAGTGAAGCATATCACTACCAGAGTTATATAGACGACTACCAGTGGATTGAAGCCATTGGAAGAATGCCTAATTTTAGAGAACTATCTAATGGTAAATTCTTTGGAGTAGTCGAAGTATTGGCTAGAAAATATCTAGATAGATTAGGTAAGAAAGACGACCCTGTTCAGGAATTAGATAAAGCTATTTGGTATTTAAGATATCTTAGAGCTTGTATTAAAACTAACAGTGTTGCAGATCCTAAAAATATGGAGTAAGTATGTTTTATAATAGAGACATCGACGTAGATAGAGAGAACTGTGATTATCCTGAAAGTACTGATAATTGGGATGAAGATGATGGTGTTATTGTAGGTGCACATTCTTACAATAAAAACTGCTCTTGCTATCTATGTGATCCACCAGGATTTATGCCAGGTGATTAAGTAATTAGAGCGCCCTAGTGACAGTAGGGCGTTTTTATTTGGAGATATTTATGAAGTTGGTATACGACATAGAGACTGATGGTCTACTGCATGATTGTACTAGAATGTGGATTCTACGTGCAGAAGATGTAACAACAAAAGAGAAGTATAGGTTCCTTGAAGGTGACTTTGGCTGGAAAGAGCTATTCAATAACGCTGAAATGCTAATAGGTCATAATATAATTTCCTATGATAACATGGTATTAAAGAAATTATTTAATTATGATATTTCACCTGATGTAAAAGTAGTAGATACTTTATTACTATCTATGATATTAGACTATATGAGATTTAAAGGTCTAGGTCATAGTTTAGAAAGATGGGGCGAAGCACTAGGCTACCCTAAGATAGACTACCATGATTGGTCGCAGTATTCTGAAGAGATGGATATCTATTGTGAACGAGACGTTTCATTAAATGTCAGAGTTCTAGCAAATCTTAACAGAGAATTTCAGCTAGCTCCTAACAGAGAGTTGCTTTCAAAATATATAAGATGCGAACATATTGCTGCTACTTTTGTAGCTAAAGCAAATCTGAAAGGTTGGCGTATTAATATGGAGAAGGCTATCACTCTGAGAGATAAGCTAGAAGCTGAAAAAGCAGCTATTGTAGAAGCTCTAGAAGCTGATCTAGGTATCCGCGCAGTTGCTACTGATCTTAAACTAGGAGATGTAAAAGTACATGAACCTAAATTTACTAAGTATGGTACATATGTAAAATATCAGGCTGATTGGTTTGGTATTCAACCTGAAGATGCTTATCAAGAAGATGAAAGTAAAGATATTCTTGGAGGCGCTTATTGTAGAGTAGAGTTCAGACCTCTAAAGCTGAATAGTGTAGCTGATGTAAAAGTTTATTTGTTCAGACTAGGTTGGGTACCTACTCAATTTAATGTGAAAATACTTGAAGATAATAGTAGAGTAAATACTACTCCTAAAATAACTGAGGATTCAATAGAGTTCTTAGGAGAAAAAGGAAGAATGTATCTAGATTATTTAACTATTAGTTCAAGACTGTCGATTGTAAAAACTTGGGTAGAGGAGGAGAAAAATGGAAGAGTGCATGGAGATTGTTTCACTATTGGTACTCCTAGCATGCGGGCTAGGCACAGTATCATTGTCAATGTTCCCGCTGTCAAGTCTAAGTATGGTGGTGAGATGCGCGATCTTTTCATTGCTGATGAAGGAAAGAAAATCATTGGAGCTGACTCTGCTGGTAATCAGGCTAGGGGTTTAGCGCACTTTATTAATGATGAAAGCTTTACTAAGCTTTTATTAGAAGAAGATATTCATCAATTCAATGCTAATGCACTTACAGAAGTGCTTAGAGATTCCCTTCAAATGGATCACGAGGTATCGAGAGATCGTGCTAAAAGAATTTTATATGCTTTTCTCTTTGGTGCTTCAGGTGCTAAACTCTGGAGTTATGTATTTGATTATTTTGATCCTGATAAGGGAAATATTCTAAAAGATGGCTTTACAGCTAAAGTACCAGGATTTAAAGCACTTGTTGATAGTCTTAACAAAGAGTTTAAGAACAGTAAGGTAATCAAAGATGGCAAGCGTGATAAAAACGGCTATATACGTAGCCTTGCTGGTAATAAGTTATGGATTGGCGGTAGGCATAAGTTGCTTGTATATCTGCTACAGTCAGCTGAAAAAATCACTTGTTGCTCGGCTATAAAGTGGTTCAGTGAAAAGATGGAAGAAGAAGGAATTCCTTATGAACCTTTGATATTCTATCATGATGAAATACAATTTCAAGTAGATGAAATATATGCTAAAAGATCTGCTGAAATTGCTGCAATGGCCTTTAAAGAAGGTCCAAAAGAGTTTGGAGTCACTATCATGGATGGTGAAGCCAAGATTGGTAATAGTTGGTATGAAACACATTAAGGGGATTTATGAACACACAAGAAGCATTACTAGTAATGGTTGCTGAGGAAGCAGCTGAAGTTGCACAAGCAGCATGTAAGTGCCTAAGATTTACTCCAAATCACGTTTATAGTGAGTATAAGAAAAGTAATATGGATAGGCTTTTAGAAGAACTAACAGATCTGACAGCAACTGTTGGATTACTTATGTCTAATATTAACAAAGAGGATATAGATATGGAGTTGATAAGTGAAAGTACTAGAATAGCAATGCAACGTAAAATTAAAAGCCTACAAGTATCTAAAATTGTAGGAGCAGTAAAATGAGTCTATATGCACTAGTAGATGGTGATGTAATTGTTCATTTAAGCTGTCCTAGTAGAAGAGCTTTCCATGATATTGATCCAGATCTTCCAGATGATGAAGTTGAGTACTCTTTGGAAGATGATGAAAAGTATTTATCTGCTATCTTCTCAATCTACAAGAATAAGATAAATAATATTGTTCAGACTCTTTTTGTAGATAAAGTTCTAGTAGCTGTAAAATCTGAAAGTAATTTTAGATATAATGTCTCATCAGCCTATAAGAGCCACCGTATTAATAAACCAGGTGGTGAAATGGTTGCTGCATTACGTAGACGAGTACTGGAAGAAAATCTAGCAGTATGCCTTCCAGACTACGAGGCAGACGATCAACTTAGAATCTGGGCTGAAACACTTAGGGAAATGGGAGACGATTTCATAGTTGTAACTATTGATAAAGATCTCAAAATGATTGGAGGAAACTTCTATAATCCTAAGAGTTGTATCTCATTTGAAGTCCTACCTAGAGAAGCAGCTTTTAACTATTATCAGCAAATTCTAATGGGTGATGCTGTTGATAACATTAAGGGTATTCCTAAAATCGGTCCTAAAAAGTCTGAGAAAATACTAGATCATTGTAGAACTCATAAAGACTTTAAAGAGGCAGTAGACACTCAGTACATTATGGCATTTGGAGATAATTGGATGCAAGAACTAGAAGTAACAGGTAAGCTTATTCATTTAAGTAGATTTATTGGAGACCAATTCAACCTAGAGGAGTGGTTTGATGACCGTTCAACAGCCGTTATTTAATGGTCACTGGAGTTTTGAAGAACCTATGGGCGGTGCTGGCTATGTTGGTTTTATTTATATTATCAAGATATGGCCAGAAGGTAAGTTATATCTAGGTAAGAAACATTACCAAGTATCTAGAGGTAAATCGAAAGGGGATGAATCTAATTGGAGATTCTATTGTTCTAGTAGTGATGCTATGAAGAAAATCGTATCTATCTACGGAATGCAGGATTTAGAATTCATTTGCCTTGAGCAATACAAGACTAAGTCAGGCCTAAGCTATGCTGAAACTAAGTCTTTAGTATTAGTAGACGCGCCTTTAACTGATATGTGGCTTAATAAGAGAATTGAAGAAGTCGCATGGAATGTAAAAGAGCCAATGTCTGATCGACACTACAACAAACTGATGGAGATGAATTTGTGGCGACAAAAGGCACATTCGTAAGACACACACACTGTGACAAATGCGGTAGTAGTGATGCCAAAGCTTTATATAGTAATGGTAGCGCTTTCTGCTTTAAATGTGGTAAGTACTTTAAATCCGAGGAAGAAGAAGTGCAAGCAACTAAGATAGTGGTAAATAAGAAAGATGATAGCGCAAGAATTGACGATATCCTGAAATTACCTTTTAAAGGGATGGCATCCAGAAAAATAACCAAGGAGATATTTGAGTTCTTTGAAGTCAGGAGTGAAGTAAATGAAGACGGTAGTATTAAGAAGCATTTTTATCCTTACGGGGATGATGCCTTTAAAGTTAGAACGATTGAAGATAAAAGATTTCAATGGATCAACAACTCTACCACCTTATTTGGAATGGATAAATTTCAGCAAGGTGGTAGAAGACTTATTATAACTGAAGGTGAGCTAGATGCTATGAGTGTAGCGCAAGCATGTTTACTTAAGTATGATAAGATCTTTCCTGTTATCTCTTTACAGAGTGCTACAGGTAAGAAGTCATTTGCTGCAAATCGTGATTGGATCATGAGCTTTGGAGAGATTATTCTTTTCTTTGATCAAGATGAAGCAGGTAAAGAAGCACTAGAATATGCAATTAAGGCTTTAGATATTAGTAAGTTAAAGATTGTAGAAAGTCCTGAAAAGGATGCTAGTGATATGCTAGTCAAACATGGTGTTGAACCTTTATATAAATGTATCTGGGAGGCTCATAAATATGTGCCAGCTGGATTTATTAGTAAAGATGAGATCTGGAAAAGACTAGTAGAGTATAACGAAAAGCCGTCTATCAAGTATCCTCCATGTCTTGAAGGTATTAATACTAAGACTAAAGGCTATCGTGATGGTGAGATTGATTTGTTTATATCAGGTACTGGCAGTGGTAAGAGTACCTTAATTAGAGAAATCATTTTATCAGCACTTGAGAATACAGATCGTATGGTAGGTGTCATGGCACTGGAAGAATCACCAGAAGAAACTGTTAGAAAACTAGTAGCCATGAAGCTATGTACTAATCCTGTGTATCAACCATTAACACCTGATGAAATGCATGCACCATATCAGGAGCTGATGAAAGATGACAGATTGATGTTACTTGATCATCAAGGTGCTATTTCAGATATTGGTAGTATTGCTAGTAAATTAGAGTATATGGCTTTGATGGGTTGTAAAAGTATCTTTATTGACCATATAACTATGCTAGTGAGTGAAGGTACTGAAGAACTAACAGGTAATGAAGCTACTGATAAGATTATGAATATGCTGCTTAGGTTTAGTAAAAAGCATAATGTTCATGTTGGTGTTGTTTCACATTTAAGAAAAGCACCAAATGGTTCTAAATCATTTGAAGAGGGTAAGATACCTTCTGTAGATGATATCAGAGGTTCTGGTAGTATTAAACAAGTTTCTCATACAATTATTGCATTTGCTAGAAACCTAGTAGCAGATACAGCAGAGGAACAAAATGTAATTAAGATAAGTATACTTAAGTGCAGATTTACGGGTCTTACAGGTGCTGTTAGAGGTTCTAGATATATACCAGATACTGGTAGGCTAGAAATGAATGACGAGTCATTGAATGAAATTAGTTCACTATTTGATTATAAGGAAGAAGGATGAGTGTAAGTATATTATCACCTAATTATGTAGGTGCAAAACCAACAATGTTGATCCCTAAAGAAACGTACACGTACGATTATCCTCGGGCAATTGAGTTTGCTAAAGAACAAGTTAAGATTCTTTGGCCACCTGATGAGATTGATGTAACAAAAGATATTCACGATATTAAGACAAGGCTTACAGAGGCTGAATATCACGGAATGGTTACTGTGTTAAAGTTATTTACACTGTATGAACAAAAAGTCGGACAAGACTACTGGGCAGGTTATTTCTGTAAAGTATTCAAGAGACCTGATTTAAGACGTATGGCTAATTGTTTTAGTTTCTTTGAAGATAATATTCATGCAGTATTCTACAATCGCATTAATGAACTACTAGGTCTTAATACAGATGAATTTTATTCGTCTTATAAAGATATTGAAGTTCTTGCAGGGCGTATGAAGTTTATTGAGGAGCTTGTTGGAAAGAAACATGATATCAACGATATTTTAGTATCAGTTGGTACTATGAGTATGATTGAAGGTGCTATCTTGTTTGAGGGCTTCTCTTACATTAAACATTTCAATAGTACTGGTAAGAGTAAATTACTTACATTAAACAGTGGTATTGACTTTTCTATTGATGATGAGAGTATTCATGCACTAGCAGGTGCTTGGTCTTTCAATCAGCTACTTCATGAAGCAGTAACAGTTGAGGTAGCAGAGTTAGATCTTGATTATGTACATGATACCTTAATTAAGAATGCTGAATGGCTATACGAGCATGAGTGTCTTATTAATGATAAGATTTATGAGAAAGGGGAGCCTGATAATATCAGTAAAAAGGCTTCTAATATCTTCATTGGTCACAGATTGAACAGATGCTTAGAGAACATGAATCTTCCTACTATCTTTAGTGAAGAAGGTAATAGTATTGCTAAATGGTTCTATAGGGATCTTAAATCTAGTGTCCTACATGACACATTCATTACACAGGGCTCTGATTATTCAAGAGCATGGAACAGAGATAAATTTGGATGGAAAAAATAATATGAGTACGATTTATGATAAATTAGATCTTGAAAGACATGCCCTTCAAAAAGAAGGTAAGTTACCTTTATGGTTCAAAACAGCAGGCTGGCAGTTATTTAAAGAGAAAGTAGCAACAGAAGAGTACCCTGATTTTCTATCAGTAACTAAAAGAGTAGCAGATGCTGCTGCTAAATTTACTGATGAACCTTCATTCTATAGTGAAAAGTTCTTTGAGATTATCTGGAATGGTTGGTTAGGTATGTCAACACCTGTAATGTGTAATATGGGTGTTCCTAGTGGTAAGGCACAAGCAGTATCTTGCAGTGGTGGTACAGTTAAAGATTCAGTAGCAGCATTCTATGATTCATTGAAAGAGTGTGCTTTGCTATCTCAGCAAGCTTATGGTACTAGCTACTATTTAGGTGAGATTAGACCTAGAGGAGCAGCTATTAGTGGCGTAAAGGGCACGGCAAGTGGCCCATTGAATGTATTTGAGGATATTATTAAAGTAGCTCAACATATTACGCAAGGGTATCAAAGACGTGGTGCAGTAGCCTCTTATATCGAGATAGATCATCCTGATGCAAGAGAGATATTAACTTTCTGCAAGAACAACCCAGAGGATGCTAATTTGGGTTGGTGCATTAGTGATGCTTTTATTGATAAACTCAAAGCTGGTGACAAAGAAGCAAATGAGATGTTAAAAGATGTTATTATGCTACGTATGTTTCCTGGTATCGGATATATGATGTTCCCTGATAAGATCAATCGTAAACCAGTAGCAGCTTATGAAAGAAGAGGAATTAAAGTAAGAGCATCTAATCTATGCACTGAAATTGCTCTTTTCTCTGGAACAGATCATACAACTGGAAAAGAGTATACTTTTAGCTGTGTATTATCTTCTATGAATGCAGCAACCTTTGATGAATGGAAAGATACTAATGCAGTATTCTTTGCAACAGTATTCTTAGATTGTATCAATCAAAGTCAAATTGAAGGTCTGAAAGGTAAGCCTACATTTGAAAAGATTGTAAACTTTGCTGAAGATACTAGAGCACTTGGCTTGGGTCTGATGGGTTTCCATACTTATCTTCAAGCTAATAACATGGAGTATGCTGAGCTACAGTCACAATTCAAACTAAGAGAAATTTTAGGTCATATGAATTCTGAAAGCTTAAGAGCATCTCAATGGATGGCTAAGAACTGGGGTGAGCCTGAATGGTGTAAAGGACTAGGTCTTAGAAATACGCATAGAATGTGTATTGCGCCTAACTTATCTTCTTCACTAATTCTTGGTGGTGTCTCTCAGGGTATTGGTCCGATCTATAAGAATGCTTACGTTCAGCTAACACCTGTAGGTAAAGTTGAGAGAGCTTCACCAGCGTTAATGAAGATCATGAAAGAACGTGGAATTGACTTCGAAAAGGCTTCTGAAAGAATTGTTAATAATGGAGGGTCAGTTCAATATGAGGACTATTTAACTGATAAAGAAAAGCAAGTATTTCTAACAGCCTTTGAGATCAATCAATTTGATATTCTTAGAATGGCAAGTATTGCTCAAAGAGACTTAGATCAGATGCAAAGCATTAATCTATATTTTGCGGCTGAAGAAGATGAGGAATATATACGTGATGTTCATCAAGCTGCAATAGAAGATGAGTATATACATTCATTGTATTATGTAAGAGGTACCAAAGGCGTTAGTACACATAAAGAATGTACTAGTTGTCACGGGTAGTAAACATTGGGGGTGCTTTCGAGCGCCCCTTTTATTCGGAGATTCTATGAAACTTAAAAACAATCACACATATGTTACACGTAATGGCAAGATGAGAATTCAAGTAAAGAAAACTCATGACTTATTTGAAGAGTATTTTAAGGCTGATATGGAGGGTCTGCCAGGTCTTATATGGAGTGTTGAAGGTAAGTTTCTTAGTCCTTTTAGTGGCTATGAACATTTAGATTTAATCCAAGAATCAAGAAAATAAAACGCGCAAAAGGGGGTATCTTATATGAAACAATAAAAGATATCCCTTTTTAATTTGGAGTATAACATGAATACATTTGATATATTGGCTTTAAGACAGTCTGAAATAATCTACGTGAAAAATCGTGGACCACAGTTACATTTCTCAAAGATTATAAATCTATTGGGAATGCAACGAGCAGCTAAAGGCACTGTCCGTAAGTATTACCATAACGGTAACACAATTACAATTTATAACTAGGAGAATAACATGAGAACAATTTATAGTTTTAACCTTTATCCATTAACAATCGCTCAGTTACATTCTTTGACTATCCAAGTGCATAGACTAAGAAATATTGGAGATTATAGAATTAATTTCGTAATGGATGAAGATGACAAGATCTACGCTGAAGTAGGGCTAGATAACGAAAAAGGTAGTACTATAGAAATATGGCTATTTTCGATAGACGAAATCGTAGCTACACTTAAATTGAAATAGGAGAATAACATGAGAAGCAATAAATTCCTTGTCGGCACAACTTGGGAAGATGGTTATAAAAGTAAACTAACAGTAAAGTTTAACGACCATGATGTACTAGTAGTAAAGGTAGAAATGTTAAATGGTACTGTTCGTGATCGTATTCTAAACAAGGACGGGACAACAGATAAAGATACACGTCAATCAATTAAACAAGGCTGGAGAGGATAACATGAAAGAACAAGTACAAGTAATTTTAGGTAGATTCAGTTATGGATCATTCTTAATAGGTATGATTGTATCAGCAGCGATAGCAGCAGTAGTTATGAAAGACTATCAGCTAGTACATAGTACTAAAATCGGAGGAGTAGTAATCGAAGGAGATAGGATCTTTGAACTGGTAGAACTAAGCGACCCTTCACAGGGCGTGGTAAGAAAATAATATAATTATAATTTGGAGAACATCATGAACGAAACAATGGTACAACAAGCGCAAGAAAAAATAGAAGTTAAACTCGAACAAATGAGACTAGAGCACGAACAAAGAATTCTTGAAATGCATCAAGAAGTAAATATTGAAGCTAGAATGTCAGATCTTTTAGCGCAGTATGGATTGAACGTTTAACAATTTTACATGAGGCTCCTACCTCCCCACTCGACTTTGATAGATTCCCTTAACGGGGAGTCTATCAAAGTCACTTTTTATTTTTTTTTTTTCAGGTCATACAATGGATATTTACAGTTTACTACACGCACTTTCAATTACATCTTCTATGAACTCTAAGGTAGAAATATTAGAAGAACACAAAGACCTTAAAGAAGTAAGACAAGTTCTAAAATGGGCTTATAACAACCATACATTTGGTTTAAGTATTGCAGGATTCCATGCTAGTAACTTAGCTTACCAATCACAAGACTTTGAGTTCTTTCCAGCTCTCTATCAGATTCTAAGTCGACTTGCAACACGTGATTTAACTGGCAATGCAGCTAAGAGAGTCTTGCAAGACTTTTTAAATTGCTCGGCTAACAAGCAAGGTGAATTAACGCTAGGTATTGTTAACAGAGATTTAAATATTGGAATGAATGCTAAGAGTATTAATAAAGCTATTCCAGGGCTTATCTTTGTTCCTCAGTATATGAGAATGTCTTTACCAACTGAAGCATTTCCAGAAAAGTGGAATTACAGTCCAGGCATATACGTTCAAACTAAAATGGATGGTTGCTTTGCCAGTGTTGTTATTGATTACCATTCTAATCAAATTAATATTTTCACAAGAGAGGGCAGACCTATTCCTCTATGTAGATTGAATCCTACATTTGTAAGAGAGCTTAAAGATCTTCCTTATGGTATCTATCATGGTGAATTATTACTTATAGCAATAGCTACAGGTGATATATTAAAACGAAAAGAGTCAAACGGTATCTTTAATAAGATTGCTAAATCAGATGTAGATCTACCTAAAGAGTATACAGTACTTTATGTAGCATGGGATATGTTATGTAATGAAGAAGATAGATCGCCATATAGATCTAGATTTAATTTACTCAAAGTTAACTTACAGCGTAGTGATGCGAAATCTATTAGACTTTGTGATACTACTGTAGTAGCCTCATATGAAGAAGTTATTGCTATATTTGATCAAAAGACGGCTGAAGGAGAAGAAGGGATCATCTTGAAGAAACCTGACAATATCTGGCAGCATGGTACTAGCAGATCTTGTGTAAAGCTTAAACAACAGTATCACTGCGAACTTAGAATCATGGGCTACAATATGGGTAAGATTGGTAGTAAATTTGAATACACGCTAGGTAGTCTAGTATTGGCTACTGATGAAGGTGATTTGACAGTATCTGCTAGTGGCTTTACAGATTCTGAAAGAAGTAGTTTATATCGTAAGATAGATGAGATAATGTATACTATTGCTATGATTAAATTTGAAGGAGTTATTAAAGACAAGAAAGGTGGTCATAGTCTTATCTCTCCTGTTTTTGAAGAACTCAGATCTGATAAATCTGAGCCAGACACACTAGATAAAATTCTAGATATTGCAGGTGGGCATATTAGATGAAAGTAATATTAGCAGTAGCAGGTTGGATGTTACTTCAACCACATCCAAAATTGCCTGACAGGGCTATTAAATGCGATAATAAACTAATCGCAATAACAAATACCGTTAAGGTATCAAAGAAGAGGTTCTTTTGGGCACCCTATGAATTCTATGTAAGAGTAGACCGTAAGGTATCTAAGAAAACTTTTAATAAACTAGTGCAAAATAAGGAGTGCATTAAATGAAAATAGAATCAGGCAAAAGCTACCGCACACGTAATGGTAGCATGAACGTTGAAGTAACAGAGAATAGCAAAGAATCGTATTTCAGGTTTTCTGTAGCTAATGTACGTTCAGCAAATCATGTTAATCTTTATTGGGAAGAAAATGGTAGAATAAGTTCTAGTGCAGAATCTGATCTTGATTTAGTAGAAGAAGTTGAACCACTCAGAAAGCTTCAGGTTGGTAGTAGCTACTTCACTAGAGAAAGAATTATTGTAACAATTATGGAAGTTAACCTTCTTAATACTAGATATAAAGGTAGGTATTTCTGTCCTCTGTATAAACAATTCTTTGAGGCTTGGTGGTATGCTAACGGCATGATAGAAACTAGAGTAACTGATGATTTTGATCTAATAGAGGAAATTCAATGAGACTAGAAAATGGAAAATATTATATCACGCGAGATAAATCTACAATCTTTCAAGTCACAGCTATTAGCTCTGATTCGTATGACTTTGCCAGTACTATAGGGTATGATGGAGTTCCTTTGCTGCTATTTAGATCAACTGGCAGGATCTCTCAGTGGGAGGAAGATGCACTGGACTTAGTAGCTGAAGTAAGCTTTGTTGAACTGCCAGATACACCAACACCTTTGTTTAATATTGATAGCGAACAGTTTGATCTTTTTACTTACGATTGGGATCAATACAAAAACGCGCCCTCTGCAACGCAATAATTTCGGGCAGATTTCGGAGGGCAGGCACACGGACGTGCCACAGCGCGTGAATGCGTCTAAAAATTCTGCAGGGCAATTGCATGTCGCATGTCACCCCAAGTTTGTAAAAGAACATCTTACTTATTATTTACTTTTATTTATTTTATTGGAGAATTACAATGACTACATCTACAGAAACTTTAGTATTAGCTTTAACAATCAATGGCGCATCTGCTGGTACTTACACTTCTTATGCTGATTTGAAAAATGCTTTAAGTTCATTAGAAACAAGCCACACATATATGCCTAAAGTTCTTGAAATCGTTGGGGACAACAATGAGGAGCTAGCAACTTGGATCTGTGCACATCGCACAGAAATTGCAGGTATTCGTAAAACTGACAAAGCTGCTATTCAGAAACAAGCTATTGAATTATTGAAAGCAGCTGGTATTGATGCTAAGAACGTTCAGTTACCTGAACCAACAGCGGCTCAGATTGATGCGCAAGTTGTTGAAAGATTACAAGCATTATCTGTTGGCAACCCTGACTTGTATAATGTTCTTACATCAAATTTAGATGCTTTGATTAATATCTTTAAACGTCAAATCAGTGATGCGGCATTAGCAGGTATGGCTAAATTCAAAGCTGATGTTGAAGAAGCTAGTAAAATCAGTGAAGCACACGGTAAAGTTTGCCGTAAAATGTACAAAGATTATGTTAGCATCCGCGACAATAGTGATGATGCGGCATTATCTGCATTCGTAGAACGTAACATTTAGTAATCTTAAACCCCTACTAGAATCTAGTAGGGGTTTTTTAGTTGAGGAAAGTTATGGAAGTATCATTAAGCGGTAATTCTCATCAGAGAAGAATCCAGTTAAGAAAGCTTAAAAGAGAGTATCGGATAGTTCAAAGAACATATGATGATATCTCTGACTCATTTTGTACGTACACTTTAAATGGCTATAAAGGCCCCTTTAAATATAAACCAGTAAGGATCTAGAATGAAAAAGTTAGAATTTAATATTATCCAGTCAGAAGAGCATAAAACTGTTAAAGCTGTTATTATTGCTGACAATATCCGTTTAGTAATGCCACATGTAGATGAAGATGGCGAAGAAGATGGGTATACCCTAGTCTATTTCGGTCCAGGTGATGCTATTGTTGTAGCTCATACTTTCGAAGAAGTAGTATCAAAAATCTAGTAGTACCCGCCCAGTTTCCCTAAAAGGATTCTGGGCATTTTTTTTTTTTATCGGAGATGATATGGACAGCTTAAAAATAAATGAAGTCTATCAGAATATTCATAATGAACATGTATTTATTCTTTATGAAAAAGATGAAGAGTTTGCAGGTGTTAACTTAGCAAATGATGATCTCAAATGGTACAGCACAGATGGGCAATGTTTTAAAGGACCAGCATTAAAGTTTAAGGTCGATTCAGCAGTTGAAATAATGAAACGGAGATATGGGTAATGAAAGTAGAAGAGAAAGGTCTGTATAAAGCAAGAAATGGAGAAATCTTTTATATTAACTCTAGTTTTTCTGATTATGATGAAGGTCCAACACAATGGACACTGTCAGCTGATATAGAAATGAGTCCGCTGACATGGTTTGAAAATGGTCAGGTATATCTTGATCAAGAACATGAACTCGATCTAGTAGAACGTATAATTTAAGGAGTCTCAAAATGACAACTAAAGTATTACATGTAGGTAGAGATAATACATGGCAAGTTAATTCAGAACTTGAAAATGGCTGGGTGATTATCGATATGGCAGCTACAAATGATTTTGTAGCTTATGTGCTAAAGAAGGTAGATGTTAAAGCACCTGCGCATATTGATGTAATGTCTGCAATGACTGAAAGAAGAATTAGAGGTACAGACTGATGACTAGACACATACACGCAGATTTAATGGCAGAATATGCCAAAGATGCCCAGATCTCAAACACTCCTTGGGAATATTGGGAAAATATGAGATCAATTGATAAGGATTGGGTTAGTCTGGCAGATCATCCTTATTGGGATGAGGCGACTAAATACAGAAAAAAGCCAGTACAATGGAGCCCTCCAGAGGGTTCATTTTATATCAGAACTGATTATAATGGTATATTTTCTGAGAATACTAAAAAGACTCGTCGTAATTTCGGATTGGAACGAAATGACAGAACTACAGCACTTAAAGCACTTGCAGAAATTAGAACATTCTGTAGACTGCTAGCGCTAAGAGATGAGTTATGCCCTAACTTTACACCTAGATGGGGTGATGATGAAAGTAATAATTATGTAATATACTATGATACGCAGCTGACTGAATTTACATATGTCTGTTATACTGTCTATAAAGGCTATTCACCTTACTTTGATGAAGAAGGTGCTATAAAAGCCTGTGAGTTATTAAATTCAATGCAAGTAGTTTTATATTAATTTTTTTTTTTGGAGATTTAAAATGGCAGCACACATACATGCAGAATTAATGCTACAATATGCAAAAGATGCTCAGCTCACAAATGAACCTTGGACTCTCTGGGAGTATAGATTAGCTAAACATGATTTTACTGATGCAATAACCAGTGAGTGGATGAGCTTGCAAGACAGCCCTACTTGGCGAATTGAAATGGAATACCGCCATAAGCCTAAATGGGAACCGAAAGAAGGTAATTGGAGGAATTTCTTTAATATTTCTAGAGATAGCGAAGAAGAGGTTAAGATCGCTATAAGAGAAATAAATCGTTTCACTCGTCTTCTAGCACTGGCGCATGAGCTAAATAATGATAATAATTGTCCTAATTATTTCTTACATTATGACTGCTATGATGATAAATGGGAGCCACATATGATTGTAAATAAACAGTATATTGTAACTCCTTTATTTACTAGAGATGCTGCTTTTACAGCATGTAAGATGTTAAATTCTAATGAGGCAAAACTATGAACGACTCACAAAAAGAAATGCGCAGATTTACTAGATTACTTGCCTTAAGGGATGAATTGTGTCCTGACTTTGTAGTTGATTGGTCTTTGGAGAATAAGGGTAATTTTGTATTGCGCTTTAGTTTTCTTCAAAATGTATGGCAGCCTGATCCTTACGGAACTTATGATGGAAAAATTGGACCTTACTTTAGCAAAGAAGCGGCTGAAATAGCTTGTAAGATGTTAAACTCAGGTGAGGTAGAACTATGAACTGTAAATTTACTATGTTTAAACCTAAAGGCGCATTCGAGAAAGAAGCACTTTATCCACGTATTGCTGCAGGGTATAGAGGTGCATTACAGCGTGAAAGAAAACTCTCTAGCACTTTGCAAGTAATTGTCTTTGATCCAATAACAGGCAAACAACGCCATATTGGGGATTTACCCGCGACTTATGGAAATGTCTTCCCTTATGAATACACGGTAGCTACATTCGAAATTATAAAGCGTAGTGGTAATAATATAACATTAGTAGTCACCAGTGTTGTAGCAAATCCCTATTTAGCAGTCGGTGAAATTGAGAGACTCGTTGATAGTATACCGCATGTTTTCGAGAATGGGAGATTATATACATAAGTGATAAGGAGGTTATATACCCTGTAGTTGCAATGTATACGCACGACTATGGCGCTATAGAGCCTAAAACGCATATGTTAAATGGTAAATTCGTTTGTGAAGATCATGAGCTTGACTATGATTATTCTGAATATGATCTGATTGAGGAAGTAGTATGAAACTTGAAGTAGGTCAGAAAATACGTGACAGTCTAGGTGTAGAGTATGAGATTGTAAGTATCGCTCCTCCTAATTGTGACTGTATTTATCCAATACTAGCTATTCGTAATCGTAATACATGTGCAGCATGTATAAAACCTTTCAGTAAAGAAGAGGTAATGCTAATAACAATCTAAGCTGTAAGTCCCCTACCTATTCTGGTAGGGGATTCTATTTTTTTTTTTTGGAGAAGATATGTATTTCTTAAATATACCTGATAAAGGCATCATAGATGCTAGATTTACTAACAAGACAGAAGTAATTAACATTGCAAGATCACTGAAAGGTACTGTAACAAATGCTAAAGGAGAGATAGTATATCCTTTCAGTATACCTGAATGTAAAACTCCTAGATGGGTAATCAATCCTAGAATTAAGAGAGAACCTACAACAATCATATCTACTATAAGAGGTATGAATGAACCTGCCAATTATAAACAATCTCCTAGAGCACAGGTAATCTATGAAGATGGTACTAAACAAGATCTTGCATCACAGATATGGAATATGGAAGTAGGCAATATCCCATTGTCCTATTATGTAAGACACAAGAACTATGATGTTAATGATAATAGACTTAGTAATCTAGAATTAGCAATGGTAGGTTGTGTGTATCCAATAGAGACTATCAATGAGTTTAGACCTATGAGGCTTATGAGACTCAAGAAGTTTAATGAAGTATGTGTATATCATCATTCAGGTATTGTACACGTTATTAAAGGTAATATAGATCTTAGAGGCTCTAATGATCCTTTCTATCCTAGACCAGTAATTAAAGAACGTGAGAAGTTAAACGTGTTCTATGATCTAGCCTCTATGTGTTGGATGCAAGCATTTGAGAGAGATGTACCTTCCTTCTTCTTTATAGGATTCAGGGATCTTAATCCAAATAATCTTTCATTAGATAACTTGGAGTTAACTCCCAGACCTTATTCAGAAGAGCAGTTTAGAGAAGAATACACTATCCATGAAGGTCATGTAGTATTTAAGAAATGGATGAATAAAGTAACATTCCCATTAAAGCTACCATCATGTATTTCACTTAATAAAACAAAAGCTATCAGTATCTTGGAGAATAGTAATGACTAGAGAAACATTTGTATTTAATGCCTTACAAGCCTTCCTTATTAGTCATGAAGATGACAAAGAACTTAGTGAAGAGCTAACAAACATCTTAGAGAATATAGACATTGCTATAACAGTATCTGAAGAGCAGTGTTTAATAAGTGCTGTAAGCTACGGTCCTTTATTCGATAGAAAGAGCTTGAGGTCAATCCAAATTCGTCGCCTGCGACACGACTCCCCAAAACCCTCACTGGAGGCTCCCCTCCCCCGCGAACGCCCGCTGTAGCCCTGCTAGCGTCTTCAGAACTGGCACACTCGCAGTCACTTTCCGCTAACTGCAAGTACGTTAAGGATTTGAATGCGATACGATGAAAGTTGTATTTGCTTTTTGTCATATATCCTCAAAATATTGCCCTTTAGTTATGCTGAAGGGTGATCTTTTCCTTAGTGACGATTAAGGAAAATGGGATTTTATGATCTGAGGACGCTTCGCAAATCTCTCTTAAAGTTTTCTTATAGAATTCTATTAATATCTTTTAGGTTATTATAGGTTCTTTAAGATTTCTTTAAGGTCTATTAGATCTTTTAGATATAAATTATTTAAATTCTTAATATTAACTTATTAATTATTTATTTAATTTATATCTAAAAGGTCTAATATTTTTTATTTTTTTTTTTCTTAATTATTAAATAATATTACTTATTGTATTAATTTAGTACTATAAGTACTATTATTTTGCGTGTGTGTGGATAATGGTGTGTCGATAAATTTTTTCATATCTTCTCCTTAAAGATTTAAAATAACTTACTCCAAAAAGTTGTTTATGCCTTAAAGATCTCTTTTTAGACTTCTTTAAGGCCTTTTTTCGTAACTAAAATAAAGGATTTAAAATGAGTATTTTTGATGATATTGGTCATGCAATAAAACATACTACTGATAGTATTGTTGATACCGCTGAAGGTGTTGTATCAGGTGATACTGATGCAATTAAAGATGTAGCCCATATTGTAGTACCTGAAATTCCAGCTGTTATTACTGATGGTGTTATAGATGCTATCGCAGATGCTGTCAAGTGATTCTGTAATAATTATTGTAGGTATTCTTAACACAATAATCTTTGGTTTGTTGTTTATTGAGTTGTATCGGTTCTTTAAAAATAATTAAAATCTACTATGTTAGTAGTACTAGGTAATGTTTACCTGCGAGGTGTATTATGAATGATGAATTCAGTCATTCAAAATCCTTACAGCCTAAAGTCAAGTCCCTGCCAGACCAAATAAATGATATAAGAAATTATCGGGCAGGGAATGATAACAGTGTTGTTAGGTTAAGAAACATTGGATTCGATCCAATAGGTGAACTAGTAATTAACTATAAGAGACTAGAAGCCGAAATAGAAAGACAAGAAAAGTGGAGAGATGGTATTATAGGCTATGTGCCTAAAAATGCTAACGGAACTCCCAAAGCATATAGACCAGAAGTCCATCATGCTTTATATGTACAATTAGGTAAGATATCTGAGTCTTTATTACGATATGGTTATGGAAGAGTTTCTGAAATAACTGAAGAATCTAAAAATACTCAAGCAATGCCTGTAATTATTAATTTACATTCAGGCAATAAAGATGGCTGAAATAGACCTACATGAAACACAATCAATTGTTTTCAAAGATCTCATGGTTGACAATGTTTGTCAGTACAGTGCTGTGTGCTGTTCGAGAGGTTGGGGAAAATCCTATTTAGGTGCTTCTGCAGGTGTATCAGCTGTTAGTGAGTTACTAACATTACCTAAATCTATACCAAATAAATTTGTGTATATTGTAGCTCCTACATTTGACCAAGTAATGGATATTTATCATCCTATACTTGCTTATGACTTTGACTTAGAGTCACACTGCAAGATTAATAAAGGATTAGGAAGATTTACTTTCCCTAATGCTTCTGAAATTCGTTTATTATCTTATGAAGCAGTACAAAGAATGAGAGGAAAAGGTTCTTACTTTACTGTATGGGACGAAGTATCCTCTTGTGAATCTGGTACATCACCTAAAGAAGCTTGGGAGTCTGTCATCCTCCCTAGCATGAATACTAGATGGTCTACTAAAAGAGTTAAAGAATTAAATGAAAAGTATGGTGATCTTTTACATAAACCTCTATCACCTGCTAGACTGTTAGGTATTAGTACTCCTAAAGGGTATAATTTCTTTCATCACTTATTCAGTCTATCAGAGTTAAATGAAAATTATAAATCATATCACTATGATTACTTACAGTCTCCTTATCTAGATCCTGAAGATATTGAGAAGGCAAGAAATGATATGGATCCTATTACATTTGCTACAGAATATTTAGCTTTATTTAAAGAATCTGGATATGCAGTCTTCTACATGTTTGACCGTAAGTCACATGTAATGCATAGTTTAGAAGATTTTAGTGAAGAGGAAGATGTTCATGTAGCTATTGACTTTAACGTAGCAGTACAGGCAAGTGCTGTATTTGCTGTTAGAGCTGGACAGATCCATATATTAGAGCAACTTAAAGGACATGCAGATACTGAAACACTTGCTAAAGCTCTTAAAGAGAAATATGGCAAGCATCGTATATTTGCTTATCCAGATCCTTCAGGACGTGCAAGAAAGACATCAGCGCCAGTTGGCAGAACAGACTTTAGCATCTTAGAATCATACGGAATCCGGTGTTTAGCTAGAACTGCTGCGCCACCTATAGTTGATTCAGTTCAAGCAGTCAATAGGATGTTAAAGTCTGCTAATGATCAGATAAGACTTTATGTACACCCCAGATGTGCCGATGTTATAACATCTCTCGAACGGACTAAATGGGCTGATAAGAATAAAGACAGTGCTACTATAGATAAATCTGAAGGTGTAGAACATTTTTCAGATGGTATTAGATACGCTGTAGAATATATCTTTCCAGTTGTTGCAGGTACTAAAAGGACTGCACGAGGATTTAAATTTTAGTAAAGGGACTAACATGACACTTAACGATTATGTCACAATAGGGTTAAATATTGCAGCATTTCTAATTACTTCTGGATTTGCTTTTTTAGGTAATAAATTTAATACATTACAGAAAGAAAGTGATTCTAGTAAGGCTGAGTTAGCTAGCTTAAGGTTAGAAATGGCCAATAATTTTGTGAGACGTAATGATATGAAAGCGGATTTAGATAAATTAGAAAGCAGAATTGATCGGCTGGAAGATGATCTAGGTTCAAAGTTAGATACTATAATTGACCATCTATTAAAATCTCAAAGGTAGGCATACTATGGCAAGGGCTATAACCACGAGTACCGTTACTACCACTACTGTTCAAGATGTCGGTTCTGTTTTATGGTCATTCACACAAGGTGAGCAGTTAGAGTTTAATGTTACTATCAGCTTTATTTCTAATCTAACAGATTATGTATTTGAAGCAGTAGTTATAGAAGCTGATAATACCTCATCTTATAAGATAAGACCCACGCAAGTACAACCATTAGGTAAAAAGCTCAGATTAGCTACTAGACTCCATGATGAATGGGATCCTCTTGTATTATATATCACAGGACAGCTAGTCAGATTAGGTGCTGAAATTTATGAAAGACTTACTGTAGGTACTTCTGATACATACCCTAACGAAGATACAGTTAACTGGAAGCTAAGAGCTGATAGAAGTGCTTCAGAGCTATTTATTAGATTCCCAGAATCTCTTTCAGCAAATTGGACAGTACAACCAACAGTAAATAAGAAAGTCTATGGCTTTTTTGAATTAAGAGTCACAGAGCCTGTATTAGTATTTCCAAGAACATGGAAGCCTATTAGAGGAATGGTAGAAATCGCATTTAGCCCAACTGTATTAGTCAACGACAATACTGCTGAGGGCGCTTATGATAATACTTGAAGATCCACTACTAGTAGCTATTGAAGATACAAATAAAACAGCTGACATAGCTGAGATAAGTTCTTTAATAGCTACTGCTACTGATAATACTATATTAGCTACCTACCAGTATGCTGACCTAGTTGCTTATGCAGCTGATTCAACTACTAAACTAGCTATCAGTGCTGCTAAATCCTTAAATGCTGTATTTGAAATTACAGAAATAAAGACTTATGTAGACCTGGCAAGTCCATCAGTATATTTAAGAAAAATTAGAGGTACTCATACAGAGACATGGGCTTTAAGCTCAATAGATACCTTCAGATTTGATATCGTAAAAGATGTTATAGAACCTCTTAATATGATAGAACGAGCCAATTATCGTGTTGGTACTTCACTAACAGATGTAGCTGATTTGATGACTGATGAAGTATTGCAGACTATTAGACCTACACAATATGAGGATATGTCTATATTAGAGTCTGTTACATTCTATCATAATAAGAATATGTTTGATGTAGCAAATATGATAGATATACTAGAGAGTGTACTTGGTACAGCTACTAGTGATACTTATATATTTGAAATGTCTGATAGTATTAATAATGTCACTGTTAAGCCTCATATAACTAATTATCTATTTATTGAAGAGTATATAAGATTACACCTAAATAAAGTAAATACAGAAATTGCAGATTATATTGATATTCTTGAAAGTACTTTAAGTACTGCTACAAGTGATACTTATATATTTGAAATGTCTGATAATATTGCTAATATTGTTCTCAATCCTAATACAATAGAGCAACTAGTTATTGATGAGTCTTTTAGATTTGATATTAAAAGAACTTCATTTGAGACTATGAGCCTACAAGCTATTCTAAGACCAAGAATAGAGTTAACTAAATATCTCTATCTTATTTTAGAAGAGAGTATATCTACAAAGCTTAAGTCAGTATTTACAAATTATGTATTTTATTTAGAAGACTTGCGTACAAGGCTAACAGTTACTTTATCAGATTCTTATACATTTGATGAATCTATTCCTACATATGTACAAAGATTTTATGAGGATCTTCCAGCATTTGATAGTTTAGAAAATATTGTGCTAGATATGCCACAGGCTAATACACTAGGAATGTTATCTCAATTATATTCTTATTTTGCTACAACTGTAAAAGATTTAATTACTTATGGCTTTAATGACACAATTTCTCTTAGATTAAAAAGAACACAAACAGACCCAATAAATTACCAAGATACGATATCAGGATATATAGATGATTATTTCTTACCTGATTACTGTGATCTCGGATACGCAGGAATCCCAATATGATTGATGAACTTACTTTAAAAGGTACAGTCAGTGGTAGAGTCATTAGAGCAAATGGTGAGGAATTGCCTTTTACTATTAATAATATGATTGTTACTACTGGCAAACAATTTGCAGTTGCTAGACTATATTCTGCTAGTGTGACTCCTATTTCTCACATGGGAATTGGCAACAGTTCAAGTGCGCCTAACTTAGGCCAAGCTGAACTAATAGGAGAATTTGGAACTAGATCTGCAGTTACAGCTTCTATTACCCAGAACAATATTAAATTTTCTTCTGATTTTACTAACATTAATGCAACAGTATCTGAAATTGGTCTATTTAATGCTAATGCAGGTGGTCTTATGTTTGCAAGAGCTTTAATTGGTCCATTTCCATTAACACCAACAGATACATTAGCGCTTGATTGGAATGTAAACGTTCCTTAAGGACTCTTTATGGTTGATCTAACTCTCAGAGAGACTAAGGGAAGTGTCTTAACTCATGCTGAGATGGATACTAACCTAGTTAATCTTAAAAATGCTGTTAATAGATCTGTAAATATTAATAAAGGTCTACCATGGTCTGCTGGTACTTATACATATGGCGCATTAATACGTCATCAAGATATGGCGTATGTTTGTATAGCTGATAGTACTACTGCAGTACCAACAGATCCACTGGCATGGTCACCTATAGGCAAAGGGAGCTATCTATTAGATGAAATAGCAGATGTTGACATAGTTGCTCCAAATCATAATGATTTTTTATTGTATGATGAGATTAGTGATACTTGGCAGAATCAAGCTGTCAGTTATACAGTATCTTCGCTATCTGACATTAGTTTAACAGGAGCCCAGACTGGCGATGTAATGACTTATAATGGTCTGACAGATCGATGGGAAAATAAAAAAATACCTGGAAATTTTAGAATGAATTTCTTAGGACCATTAGAACCAGTAACGAGTACTGTTAGATATTATCCCATACGTAGTATAACTGTTAAAAGTTATTTTATAACTGCTGGTGGTGCGCCTAATGCTGCTGGGAATTTAGTTATTAAGAAAAACAATGTTACTGTCACAACTGTCTCAGTACCTTCTGGAACTGTTAAAACAGATACAACTCCTTTATCTATAGTACTATCTACTACTGACTATCTTACAGTAGATAGTACATTGTCTAGTGGTAAAGATCTTTCAATAATATTTATATACGAATAGAAAAATGTCAATTACAGCTACTTATATAGGACAGAGTACTGTCCAAGTTACAACGGCTTATACGCCTGTAGAGGGTGCAGCAACGCTGACATCTTTTTCAACTATTGCAGATACTATTGCAGACGCTATTGTAGGTATTCAGCCTACTAACTCAGGTACTACTAATGCAGGTGCATTTACTGCCTATAATACTAATATACAACCTTCAGTAGGTGTTACATTTGCTCAAGCATCTGGCATTACTGCGCAGGCAAGTTCTGGATGGTCTCTTTATGATGCTTTCTGGGGCGGTGATATATCTTATGCAGTAGTGGCTAATACTCCTGACCCACGTTCTATTTTATTTACACAAGTTTTTAGATCTTTAAATAAAGATGGTAGCACCTATAAGTACTTTATTATTAGATATAATAAACAAACAATGGTCTTAAATACATCTTCATGTGAAAGTTGGAATATAACTACACATCAGCCTGTTAATGAAGTCTGGACACACTTTGATTGCTCGCCTATTGGATTTAACAATGTCTGTGCTGATATTATAGTGATGGTAAATCCTCGCTGGCTATGTCTTACTTCATTTATTGACGGCGATCCTGGGCCATGGTCTGGCGTATTTGAACTAGAGCGTGAAGACGCCTATGATACTGCTGCTGCTAATTTCCCATGCTATGTTTGGTTATGTCAGTATTCTATGATGGCAGGGGTTAGGGGAACTGCTGAAGCAACACCTGCGGGTGGTTCAGCTACAACACCTGGAGGTGGTAACTATCATCAAGTTGGCTCGTTTCCTAGAACCAAAGATGGAAGTACAGGTAAAAACGCATTAAATAAAGTGTGGGGCTTTGATCTAGGTATCTGTACATATGTATCACCATTTGTTGCTCCTACACCGCCTATTGTGTATGCCCTAGGTCAAGCACAAGCCTATTTTAGATATAATGGATGGAATAGTTCAATAGCGCAGACATTGCCATTTAAGCCTATTCTAAATGCGCAAAGTAACCCACCTATTAATTACGGTGCGGCATATGGTCTAAAAATGCTGTATCCAATAGGCTATCAGATGAATAAGATTACTGTAGCTACTGATAGTGATGGTAATGCTTCTAAAACAGGAACTAATAGGTCTCATTGGTTGCTTAATAATCTCTGGATAGCTAATAATAATTTACCAGGTATGATACAGAATTATCCACTTAGTTATGTAGCTAAGCTAGGTTCTGGCGTAATATCTATTGGTGCTTCTGCAGTTACTAACTGTGTTGTAATAGGCACCTACGCTTATATCACAGATGACCTGAATGTATTTGCTCGTGTTGATTTAAGGACTTTTGTAACTACTAAAATTGCAGCTGTTAATGCGAATACCTCACGTATTGCAGATATTAAATACGACGGTGAGCGATATGTGTATATTGCTAGAACTGATAGAATTCAAAGGCTAGATATTGCAGATGAGACTGTGGCCACTAGTGTAGTATACCCAGGTTCAGCTACTGTTGCTCAAAGTATCTTTTGCATGAATATCAACAATAAAACACTAATGGTAGGCACCCAAGTAGGTGGTATCAGTACTATTTGTTATACTTTGCCACTTACAGGTACTTTTACTACCAATACATGGACTACGCTAACAACTACTACTATCGGTACGTCTACTACTGGACATCCAGGTTGTATTGAAGTTACACATGAGGGTAATTTTGTTCTCGTACCGATACATAATAGCGGCACTCTTTTCTCCACTTCTATACCATTATTTAAAGATAACGGTAATTCATGGGGCGTAGTGACAGGCCCTTCATCAAATAATAACCTAGCAAATTCAGGCTTTCCATACGGTTGGTCACAAATAAATAAAGATTATGCTGTTGCATTTAACTCTTCTAATACTACTACAGCTAGCGGATCTGGCTGGCATGTTGGATGCTCTCCATATCTTTATAAAAGTAATAATGGTGCTGCTACTTATATTAATGACGCTGATACAACTCTTGCCTCTGCTTGGGGCCTACCCAATGCATGGAATAGTTATGGAAACCAAGCTGAACAACCAAGATATAATAGAATTAGCTCCATGAAATTTGGTGGAGGCTTCTTTATGTGGTGTAAAGGTAGTGGCACTAATGTATACTTCTTAACAGTTAACCTACTTAGTTTCAAATCTAGTACACCTAATTGCGCTATGCTAGGTTCTACAAACTATGGTATAGACTATATTTGGGAAGGTGGAAGTTTTAACGGTGCTTTTATGGATGGTAGCAGAATTATTTCATGGGCAGGAGATCGTATGAAAGTAATTAGAGGCGTTGGAAATCCTAACAAGCCTGGAGGTCAATATGGTAGTACTACTTACTTTGCTCAATTTGCTGTACCTGTATGACAGTCGCATCAGATTATACTAGTGTAACTATTGGAACTTATACAGGGCTGACTAGCATTTCACAAATTGGTCAAGCAACTTCAATAGATGTCCCTATTATTGCTATCCCTGCAAGTATACCTAGCCTATCTATTAGTAGACCTGCATATACTGATATTGCAACTACTTATGTAGGTATAAATAAAGTCAATACTTATATGGGTACTTTCAGCACAGTGGATAGCCCAGTTGTAAGTATTCCTGCTAGTATCCCTAGCCTATCTATTAGTAGACCTATTTATACTAATATAACAGATACTTATGTAGGTATAAATAGAATTAATACTTATGCAGGTACTTTCGGCACAGTGGATAGTCCAGCTATAAGTATCCCTGCAAGTATACCTAGTCTATCTATTAGTAGACCTATTTATACTACTATAACAGATACTTATGTAGGTATAAATAGAATTAATACTTATGCAGGTACTTTCGGCACAGTGGATAGTCCAGCTATAAGTATCCCTGCAAGTATACCTAGTCTATCTATTAGTAGACCTATTTATACTACTATAACAGAT